GCTCAGACACCGTTGTTGCATATGCACACGTTATGGGTCTGCGAAAAGCCCCGCCGAAGCGGGGCTCGCAGGGCCGGAGCCCTAGTGGGGGTTGTTCATGGCGTGGCCACCCGGGCCCGCCAGGGTGTAGGTCACGGCGCTCACACTGGCCGCCAGTGCACCTTCCAGCTCCTCAGCGGTAGTGCCCTCCGGCTCGCAGTGGTCGCCCAACACGGCGCTCGGTGCCAGCGCGCAACCCTGGGTGTGCCAATTGTTGCCCAGCACCTCCGCCGCGCAGGTGCACTCCTCGTCGTGGAGGTCTTCCTCGGTGACGGGCATGGCCACCCACACAGGCTCGCCCTCGGCGTCAAACCCCAGGTCCTCCCACTCGTCGGCCTCAATCTGCTCGGTCAGCTCCAAGCTCAGCAGGTACCGGCGCACCGTGGCCACACTCACGTGCATCTCGCGGGCAATGGCCTTGACAGCCATGCCGTCCCCCACCTGCTCGCTCACCCACTCGGCGGTGTCCCGGCGCGGGCTGCCCAGGGGCGCCAGCTCCAAGTGTCGCAGCGTACCGTTATCGCGCTGGGTGTAGGCGGCCAGCAAATCCTGCTCCAACATGACGCGCGGGGAGCGGTAGGGGGAGGCTGCGGTGAAGGCGCTGGTGGGGGAGAGAACGAAGGTGGTCATGTGTCTTGCCCTCCTGAGAGGGGCCCGCTGGCCCCGGTTGCCGATAGGAGAAGCCTCTCATACGAGGCCAGCGGGCACAAGGAGGACGCGAGAAAAAGTCCTACCGATCTCGGTCGCGCGGGTAGGTGTGGGCTGCCCACCAGGCGCCACCGACCAGGACGGCTGTCAGCAGCACACCGAGCGCCAGGTCATACAGGCGCTCCACTAGCCATAGCATGGCTCACCCCGCACACTGCGGGTAGTTGCTGCCCACGTCGCAGCGCCGGATGGTGGTGGCCTTCAAGTTGGCCGCCGTGCAGAAATCCGTCTCGGCGTTGCCCGCCGACTTGTGCACCCGCAGCGACACAGTGCCGTCGCTGTTCGGAATGCGCTTGACGACATTGCCCTTGCACGTGACGGGCTCCTGGCAGGCGGAGACGCCCACGACGGCCATGGTGCCAAACAGAATGACCGCAATCATCCTCAACATTACCTATCCTTTCATTGGGGAGTCGGCGAGCCGGGGATTGAACCCGATAGCGCGGTGTGCTGGTAATCCGTGGTAGCTTCTCGCCGAGCTGTTCTACGTGCCGAGCTGGCCGCGTGCGCCGGAGCTGACCTTCCCCTGACCCAGGTCAGCGTGCCCACCCGCCACGTAGCCCGCAGCCTTGCCGGCCGCATTGGTGTCGTGGATCTTGTATCCGGTTTTCCGGGTCCGGCCAACAGCGTTCGTTTGGGCTTCCTGGACGACCAGAGACCGGTCGCGCAACACCAGCGCTGTACCGGGCTCGCGCGTTTGGCTGGCCTGCTCCTGGCGCATCTTGATCTCCCGCAAGCGGGAGGCCACCCGCGCCACCCACCCATGCGCGTAGCTCACGCGCCAGGCTTGCGGCATGCTGTCTCCGAAGGTTCCTGTGGAAGCTGCACGCTCGTCGGCAGCCATCATCGTTTGCATCTGCAGCAGCAGGCTCGTGTACAGCGTGCGGATGAACGCCATGTCGCTTTCGTGCGCCCAAACGCGGATCTTCGCACGGCGGTCGTACACGGGCTTGCCGTTCTTCCAGACCACGTCACCGTTCTTGTCCCGCTTGAGCTCCGGCATCATGACCGCCGTGCCGCGTGCATGCAGCGCGATGTTGTTGATCAGGATTCGCTTCGCCTTGATCAGTGGGGTGTTGGACTCGGTGCAGAAGTCCTCAGTGATCACCACGTCACTGGCGCGCTGACTCACGTCGGCGAGCATGGCGTTGTCGATCACGTACTGCAATTGCAGTGCGCTTGCCTTCTCGATGTACGTGTCGCGGGCAGCCTCATTGCCTTGCTTCGCCGCGTCCTCCGCCAGCGCCAACAACGCGGCGATCCGCCGGGCGGCTTGAGCCTGCGTGGTCTCTTTGTCACTCATGCCAATTGCCCTCTCTTGTCGTCATCCGCCATCATGAAAAGCCACGTCGTGATATTTTTCCATGGCTGGCTCTTCCACTGTCCGGTCGCTTGCCGAAGCGACACAGTCGGGGTATTAAAACCACTCGTGATGAGCATTCGGGTATCCCAGTCACGGTCACGTTGCGTACGAATCTCGTACTGCGGATACTTCGGGTCGTCGCCCACCTGCTTGACGACTAGGTTGTGATGAGCTGCGCAGGCCAGCACCGGTCGCAGCATACGGCACGACCGCCGAGCCTCCGGAGAGGCCTGGTGGGTGCACTGCGCGTGGCTGGTCATGGTGCCCTCCTGGTCGTGCATGCCGAGGGGACCACCCTCTCACATGTCACGAGATCACACAAGACCCGTCTACGCCCGCAGCACAACACGCCTTGTCGAGGGTCACCCCGTATAGGCCCCTAGAACCGACGTAGGCTCGAGAAGGGCCGAAGTAGGCACTGGCACCCGACCATTCGATTCTGTCGATTTCCCCTGGTCAGAGGCATATGCTTGTGAGGTCAGCCGTACGAGGTATATGCAGAAGCAAATGTCTATGATCGAGAAAAAGCCCCGCCGTAGCGGGGCCCGTGTCTGTGCTGGGTTCAGCGACGGTTGGCCAGGTACTCAGCCATGGTCAGCGCCCCGCAAAGCTGCGCTACCAGGGCTTTCACGCCAGCCGCATCCCCGGTACCGAAGCCGCCCAGCCGATCCGCAGACGTACCGGCCCGGCCGGGGTGCGGCAGGAACACGTACCAGCTCCGGTCATCACCGAAGCACGTGTCCAGGTTCCCCAAGTAACCAAAGGTCGCTCCACCGCCAATGGCCTCGTTCAGCCTGGCCAGCAGAACGTGTACCTGACCAACGAGACGATCGTAGCGCGCCCTGTCAATTTCCGCTGGACTGGCTTTGCTGATCATGATGCCCTCCGGAGGGTTAGTGGTGCCGAGGGATGAATCTTCTCATGGAACGAATCGATGCGCAAGAGATTTCTCTCGGGCCGGGTCGGTGCAAGGGATGTCCGTACGCTGGTCAGCAATCTCGATCCAGCATTGCCCGTCCGCACCAACGAAGATGCGGGCCCCACAGTCCAGATCAACAGCCGTGCCGTTGACGTGGATACGAACCGGTAGGAGGAAGGCGGGGTCCGTGTTGTAACAGGTCCGTTGCACCACCGGTGCTGAGAGCGCGGCGGGTGTGACGGGGGCTGCAGATGCGCAGGCGGTGGCGGCCACCATGCTCAGCAGGCCAGCGCATAGTCGAGTGATGATCATTGGTCATCCTTCTGTTCGGGAGACCCCATGGTCGCATACCCTCTCCAGAAGGTGCAAGAACGCAACGGACCCGGTCTCCTGGCGAGGGCTTGGGTACGGACGCGACACGTACCGACCAGGAGACCGGGGTCCGGGCGAGGCACGGCCAGCGCGCCAGGTGGGGCCTCGGCAAGCACCCACCCCGTCAGTATGCAGCATGCCGCTGACGACAGCTACTATCTAGGCCGCCCGGTTCAGGTCGCGCATCACGAACTGACCCTCCGCAGTGACAGGCGCCACAACCTGCGTGCGGACGAACATGCCGACGGCAGCCGCGATGACGGCCATGATGGCGCTCTGCAGGGTGGGGTCCATCTCCAAACCGAAGGCGGTCCCCACCGAGATGACAGCCTGGAAGACGCCGCCGAGCAGCGGCAGGAGCTTGTCCATGCCCACCATCGCCGCCGTGATCGCGCCGAACAACACCGCGAACGCTGCATTGAGGACGCCTTGCTGCTCGTCGGACAATGGGAAGACACTGGCGCTGACGACCTGCAACAGCGCGGCCAGCAAGGCCAAGAACATCGCCGGTTCGCGCCGAATGGACATACCGTTCATTTCTTTCTCCTTTGTTCAGGTCACGGGTCCGGTGGTGAGGTCGTTGTCGCGTGCGTGACGATCTTGAGCGTCGGCGACAGCTTCCCCAAGCTTGCTCATGAAGTCGTTGTTGGTGGCCATGGCTGCGACGAGCGCGGTCGGGTCGGGCACCGCCCCGGCTGCCGACGGCAATGTATCCACGACGCCCTTGATCGCATCGACCTGATCACGGATGCCGTTGATGGCCGTCCAGACCGGTACGTTTTCCTCAGGCGATGGATCACTGTCGCGCCAGAGCGTTTCGTTGGCCGTCCGCACGGCGATCTTGTCCAGGACTTCCTGGCTAATGTCGTCAACGCGTCCCATCTCTTCTCCTCCGTGAATGAAGTCCATCAATGCTTGCTGCGAGCCCCGCCAAGCTGAGCAATCAACCCTGCGATTACCCATCGTCGCTTGATTGGTGAATTGCAAAAGCGCGACGGGGGCCCCGCCGTAACTTGTCCACCCAGCCGTTGTGTCACCGGGGTAGATCTGCGCTGGGGTCCCGGTTCCTCCGCGATAGGCGCTGTTGACCAGCGGTGGGATGCCCATGAGGGATTGACTGCCGACCGTCGACCAATACCAGCGCGGAATATAGCTCAGAATGACGTGCATTCCCCGGGCGGTGAAGGCCGCCAGCACAGAACGGTAGAACGCGATTGATCCGGAGCCATCCTCATGATCCAACATCCACACGAGTTGGTTGTCGCCACACCATTCTTGGGCCAGTCGGGCGTTCTCCTCGGGGGAGATCAAGTTGCCGATATACCAGTACGGCATAATCGTCAATCCGATCCGGCGCGCTTCGGCACGGTACGTCTCCCATTGGCGATCGCGAATGGTCCCATAGGTGCCCTTGGCAGGGTCGAGACGTCGACCAGCCCCTTGACCCACCCGTGCCAGGAGCGCAGCCGCCCCAGCGTTCTTGAGGCCAGAAATACTGATGCCCTGCTGATGATGTGAAATGTCAGGAATGAATTCTGTCACGATCCCTCCTTTCGTGGCGTACGGTACCCGCTCCCGATGATCATCGCTAGCTCGGGCAAGTCAAGTTCGGTCGATCGGGGACAGGATTATCTTTGAGCACACCTTTGTAATAGTCAGAGGCCTGAACATACTTCTGAAGATTCTCCCGAAGCGTCGCAATATCTCCTGACGCCGCTGACCGCAAGACCTCGTCCAAGATGTCAGATCTGAACTTTGCCGCCTCGTTGATCGCCGCCGAACGAACGACCAAAATGTCAACGATTTGTCGAAGGCAATACTGGGTCGCTTCTTCCTGTCGTACCGTTTGACCGGTACGGTCGCTGACCTCACTCGTGCGGTTGCTGATCTGCTCCAAGCGGAAGTATCCCGGACCCACGACCAAGAAGACCAGAATCAAACAGACCATGAACGGACGATTGCGAAGAATTCTCTTCACTTGAGGATCACCCCAACCCAGAGAATCAGCCCGAGGACGATCCACAAGGCTGTGATTGGATACTGCCTAATCAACGTGTTGAGTGTCATGCTGCCCTCTTTTCTCAGCTCGTCTGGATTCATCAGCGCGCAAGGCCAGCGGGGCAGCGAGCAGCATGCCGAGAAATGTCAGGACGGTGGGTCGTGCGCCGCCCCAAACAATCTCGTAAATGCTCAAGCCTAACGCGACGAAGACAATGGCGGCGTCACGAGTGATACGGAATCTTCGCCGAGCGTCTGGTGTCACTACAACGCTCCTAACGTGGGTCTTCCTGTGCAGCCGTCAGTGCGTGCACCTGGTTTTCAAGGTATTCAATCCGAACATCTTTCATGGCCAATTGACAGAGCAGGTCGGCGATGAGCCCGCCCGACCGCTCCGCGATTTTGGCGATCACGTGATCACCATTGACCTGTGCCATCATGTCTCCTTTGGACGACCCATAGTTTACGCCACCGTGGTCACAATGCCTGCTCCCGGAATGCCCATATCCCGCATGGTAGCGAAGTTCACCATGGTGGCGTCTTGATAGACCTGAATAGTGCCGCCGCCCGCAGACCGCGCGACGCTCAGGCGGAAGTTCGCCGTTCCCACTTCAGTGATCGCAGCGGTGTAGTAAAACCGCACAATGACTGTTGGTGAGAAGTTCCCCGTCGCCACGGCAATATGACGACATGTTTGGACAAGCGTGCCCGTGACTGCCGCACCTTTGCGCAAATTGAGGTCGAAAGCATCGGCCGCCGCGCTGGTCCCGAGGTTGAGCTTGTATTCGAATTCGTAGCGATGACCGGAGAGAAGACTGACGGTGGTGAAGGCGAGCTTGGGGACGTCGGTCTCGGCGCTGACGGCTGCTGTCAACGGTGTGGTCTGACTCGGATAAATAGACCGCACCTGGCCGCTGACACTGATGGGCGCCCACATCGGCGCCGAGGAATCGTACAAGCTCCACGAGCGGGTCGCACCCTCAAAAGCGATCTGATTATTGAGCGGAGAGGTGATATCACTGAGGGCTGCGACGAAGGCGATGGTGGGGAACAACCAGGCACTATTCGCGGAGTTGCGCACGAGGAAGCGACCCGTGTCTGTCTCGAAAATAATTAATCCACCCAAGCTCTGCGCTGACGTCGGGCGCGCGCCCGAGGTGCACAAGTACGCCCGAGCGTTGAATCCTTTCCAGGTGGCACTATGGCGGATCAGAAAGTTCTGGGTATCCGATTCAAAAATGAGGTCGCCGGTAGCCGAGGCGGAGGGATGCGTACTGGAAGTGCAGATCACCGCATTGGCGGGCGCCGCATCCAACAGCGTCATATTCCCATTGGCGACGGCAATATCGTAGGCCTCTGTGGTTGCTGGCAGCGTCAGCCCCAGACGAGGGGTCACTGTTGACATAGTCGTCTCCTCCGTCTAATCCGCATAACCGTAGAAGTACATGGGTGAGATACTCGTATTGCCGGTTCCGCTGGGACGACGGGCCGCCAACCAAATCCACACTTGATCACCAAACATATCAGTTGGCCAACTGAAGGTTCCACTATCTGCGAACGATGAGTTCGCAACCATGCCAGTCCGCGAGAAGATAATGTTCCCGGGCCAGTCAAATTCCGTTGAGGGCGGATCCGCGGTGCTCCACATAATGCGTACTTCTCCTGTCGAACCCCCAAGAATACACTGAGATTGAACACCCCATGCAAGTTTTGGATGATTGACTGGAATACGGAATAGCCAGGTGGTTTGCCAGGACGCCCCCTGCACCTGCGTCGCGTCCCACGGACCGTACGGATACATGGAGTAGGGGAGGTCTGGTTTCGTAATTCCCCAGCCACTAGATGTGACATTCGAGAACACTGCATTGCCGTTGGCATCGCGCATGGTCACATCACTACTAGACGCATGCAAGCGCTGGACACCCCCCGAGTCAACAACCTTCAAGTTCCCACCCAGAGCGCCCTCAAGTGTCAGCCCTTTACCCGTGACAGTACCGGACAGTAAGACATTCCCGGTGGCACCGTCCAAATTGAAGGTCAATCCATCAATGTCGTTGAAGCATTGAATGCTCCCCGGCGTGAGCTCAATAGCCGGACCAGCACCGCTGCCGGGTGCCCCCGCACCAATCCGCATCCAACCCGCGTGTACGTACGAAGCCGTCACGGTGCCAGCGGTCAACTTGCTGACAGTGAGCGAGGCAATGTGAGCGTCATCGATCAATTGCGCTGTCGCGACGGCTGCGGCTGACGGGAGGCTCTTGTTGCCCGAGGCATCGACCGCCACGACTTTGAAATACATGGCGGTCGTCTGCGGCATGCCGAATGTTCCGATCACCGGGATCTGACTAACGATCATCCCAGCATTGGCGATCAACTTCCCAACCAAAGTCAGATCGGAGGGATGGAAGCCGGGTTCGTATTCTGCGTGCACCTCGAAGTGATGCAGATCTCTTTCAAGATTGAAGGTCCCACCGCCGGATTTCCCGAGAAAATGTGTGATCTCAACGGCAATGAGGCTGGCTGCTACCACTGGTGGCGCTGGCGTTGACGGTGCTAGGGAGTCGGCGGCTGTTTGCCACGCCGTAAGGACAGACCAGGCCCCAGCATTAGGCGGCTGTGCGGCGTCTACGGCCCGAATCTGGGCTTCATAGGGCATCGAGGCTGTGAGCTCGTAGAGAATGACCCGAAGCTTGTCGAAGGGTACAATTTGGTACTGCCACTCGCCGACCGCGTAGTGCAGCGGCTGACCGAAGGTCCCACCGTTCGCCGCCAACTGGGCATGCGTGAAGGCAGCCAATTGCGTGTGTGTGACCGCGAAGAGCGGCGTACTAGATTGACGATATCGAATCTCATAATGGTCACCATCATTGATCGTTGAACCATCAAGGTTAAGCGGCTGGAACCACCGGAGCTCGCTCTGCGCTTTCGTGTCACCGTTGATGGGCGACTGATACACACCATGCAAGAAGTTCGTTGTATCCCAGGTTGGTGTCCCCGGAACGGTGACGTCAGGTGTGGGTGCCGAGCCCGCACTGCCACCGCCACCAGCCTCGCCAGTCAAAGAGCGACTATAGCCCCCCACGACCAGTGCGGTCTCGCCACTCTCCGGAATGAGATATCGTGTGAGGTCAAACCACACACCATTCTCATTGCGATACGCGATACTCATCCCCTCGATGATCGGCCAGGTCATTTCCGTCAGCCGGAGCTTCAGCGGATTGATACGCACCCCACGAAAGATCACCTGGGTGGCATTGTCATAGAGCTTCATCTCTGGATCATAGACCCACAGATAATCACCGACGGCGACCGTCCCCTTGAGATCATATTCATCCGTCGACAATGTGAGGGCGTCCCGCGTCCCCGTAAAACGGTTGAGTTGGAGTTGGGCGCGCGCATCCGCATTCGTCGGGTCTGTCGCGGTCTCATTGATCATGCGCGTCATCCGCACCGCCGCACCATGCACGTCTTTGTAGGGATTGAGACCGGGCAAGATATCGGCGTCCGCCACGGAAATGAATCCACCCGCTCCATCATCCTCTAACAACACGACGCGTGTGGTGAAGTCTTGCACGTCTTGCGCCGTTCCCAGAGTGCCGGAGAAAGCGCGCATCGCCATCTCCACCCCACTGTCTCGTCGCAGCACGGCAGCCACCGGATTCGTGACAAAGAGACTGGACTCAAGACCAGCGTCTAAGTGCCCAGTGCCCCGGACGCGCCAGTCTGCCCCCAATGTTGAGGTGACATAGTCTACCGCCTGGCGTTGCGTCACGAATTGAAAGGTCCCCGTGAAGTTTTGCCCAATGTTGAAATAAGTCCCCTCAAGAATGGCACTCGAGGCTGGTGGCAAGATGGCGCGGAGGGTGTTCTCGAAACTCAGATTGTTGATCGTCAAGAGGCTCTCAATAACAGGGCCTTTGTCGTCTTCATCCCCGAGCCACATGGCCATGCCTGGCCCACCGAGGGTATAAGTGTCCTCGTTCGTCTTGTCCCGCAAGACGCCTACGTAGCGGGCACTCGTCAGCAGAGCGTCACCGTCCCGGCGCGGATCAACTGGACCAGCGTGAATTGCAATATGGCCGAAGTATGTGAGCGCATCCCATACTTCCCGGGGGATCTCGGGGACGAGCTGCAAGGACCATCCCCCGAGAGCGCGCAGTGTCTCCGTGACTGCCATTATCTCTTCACTCCCTGCACAACTTCCGTGGGCATCCCGAGATACTGCGTATAGAGGTCAGCCGCCGTATCGCCGCTCACGGCAGTGTTCCCGTTCAAGACAACACCAATACCCACATCCAGTGTGGGCGTCGCGAGCTTCTCAACCCCACCGATCGTGGTGTCAGCCGTGAAGGTCCGCGCGCTCATGACAGCATAACGATTCCCGTCGGCATCATTCGCATTTGCCGTAACATAACCAGCGGTTTGGGTACCCACAGCAGCGACAGAGCGCAGAACCTTCATGTTGGTGCCATATTCGTTCTGGCAGTAGAGCTCCACCACCCGACTGCCCCGACGCACCGTGACGTCAACGAAGAGGCGACCATTGGTCGTAAACGACTTCACAAAGCGCAGGGTGATTGTTTCGTAGTCGTTGCGCAAGACCGTGATGGTGTCGAAAGTTGTGATGGCGACATACGGACTGCCTGTCTGCACAATCCACGACGTGGCCGTCCAGACGCCACTATCCCATGTGCCAATCGTGAAAGTGGCACCACCGGTACCCGGCGTCACATTCATAATTCCATTGGTGAGTTGCCACGATCCTGCCGGCAGAGAGAACCTCATGCCAGCACGCTCTTGACCGTCAACATCGATCAAACGACAACGACCAACACCATAGAGCTCTGGAACAATGATCCACCGAGGATTGACGGTGAGGCCGAGCGCCCGGTACAGCCGCACCGTCCCATCTTGGCTCGCACGGTCGACAACCGTCGGAACGCTCGTCCCGGCCCAATACGCCACCGCACCGCCCGAGGGCGCGTGCACCCGATCGCCCGTAATACCAAAGTCGTTGACGCGTGTCTGCGCGCCAGACAAACGACTCTCGATATCTATCTCAGCGATGGTCCCTTCCCGACGCAATGTCATATTCCATCGAAAAACAACAATGCCACCACCCCAATCCTCAATCTCACCACCACAGTCCACAATCCGATAGTAGCCATTGAAGAGAGCCTTCGTGCTGAAGACCACCGGGACAAAAGCATTCAACATCCCGAGAAGATCACTGCGGCGTTGCGCGACGGTAGCTGCGGACAGCCGGGGGATGGATTCCTGGCCTGTCAGCTTCATCGTCCGGACGCCTGACGAATCCACGGTCTCCGGAATCGTGAGATCTTCGCGCAACACTAAGCGTCCCACCTGAACGGTTGCGGTGGTCATCGGCTCTGCCTCTCCACGTCACGAATACCTTCCTTGAGACTCACAATGGCTTTGCGCCACGCCACCGGGTTAGTCGGGTCAAGGTTCCCCGTGACTGGAATGTTGAGATTCTGTATGACGATGGTCGCGGGGGCTGCGGCAGCCTGCGTCACGGTGGCCGGCAACAGCATGGCGGGCGCGGGTGGGGCGAGCGCGTCCAGGGTGCCAGCATTGGTGATGGAAGCGGCAATTTCAATCACGCGTTGAACGACGGTTCCCTGCATCGCGTCCAAACCGACGATGTAGCCCTGGATCGTAAACTCACCAAACTTCTCGAAAACCTTCGACGGAGAGAAGATGCTCAGAATATTCTTGAAGGCATTACCGATGTCTCGACCAATACCCTCAACACGATCCCAGAGCCGACCGGCCATATTCCCAATCCCACGGATCAGGCCATTGATGATATCCTCGCCCGCGTGCAGCAACCACTCCCCGGCCCCCTTGAAGAAGTCTCCAACCTTGCCCGGCAACGCCCCGATGAAGTCCAGCGCGCGATCAATCGTTCCCTTAATGGGATCAACAACGGCAGAACCCCAGAGATCAAAGGCACGATGAGTCAAATCAATGAGGCTGTTCCACCGCTCCCGAATTCCGTCAATGAGCCGCTGAACAGTCGCGATGACGAGCTCCATGGCAGTCACTACCGGATCAACGATGGCGCTCTTGATGTGGTCCCAGATCGCCAGCGCTTCGTCGCGGATGAGCTGCCAGGCCTCAATGAGAAAGGTCTTGATCCGGTCCCAGTTCGTGATGATGAGAATCGTGAGGGCGATTATGGCAATGGTGATCAGAATGAAGGGGTTGGTCGCCATCACAGCGGTTAAGATGCGGAAACCAACCGCGATAATACCAATGGCTTTATTGAGCAGGAACATGGTGGCGATCAGGGGGACCAACACGGGACCCAGGAATTCAATCACATGTGCAAAGAATGTGAGGAGGGGTTCCAGCGCTGTTAGGGCAATGAAGATCTCTTTCCCGAGAATATCCGCAAACTGTTGGATCAGGGGGGCCAAGATCACAAAGGCGGGCGCCAGTGCGTGAATGGCGCCAAACAAGACTGTGCCGAACAATTTCGCGACTGCGGCGAGAGTCTTGCCGAGTTGTTGGAGGATCTCTTGACCCTGAGCCGTCTTGAGGAAATCTGCCAACGCACCGGTCAGCGTCACAAGGGACTGCAGAGCCCCACCGCCGGACTGATCAAAGGCGGTGAAGATTGTGCCGATAATACTTGCGAGATTCTTGAGCAATTGCCAGAGCTCGCCAGCCGCGTGAATGCCGCCTTGAATCCAGTCACTCATCGCGCCGCTTTGACGCGTCTGGTCTGTCAATTCCCGCACACGTTGCGTGACATCCGCGAACTTCTGCGCAAGCCCCGGCAGGAAGCCCGAGCCCACAGCCGCCAAATTCACAAACACGCTGAGGAGATTGATGATAGCTGGTATGAGGTTATGTACGGCCGCGCGCGTATTGATGAAAATAGTGGCAACGTCGCGCGTGGTGTTGGCCTGCATGAGGAAAGCAATGATGGCCTGAATGAGCCCATTGAGCTCCTGGGCAATCCCGGCCATACCGGTCTTGAGCAACGGGAACCACCGTTGCGCCAGTGGGGCGACATCCTTCGCCACACCATCGAGCGCGGCGTCTTGGACGGCGAATTTGACGTCTTGCCAGGCTTGTTTCTGCCCCAGAATAGCGGTAACGAGCTCCCTTGCCTTCGGGCTGACTTGCGCCATGGCGTCGGCCATCTTCGCCGCGCCGCTCTGGCCAGCTTGCGCAGCTTGGGTATTCGCATCTTGCAGATCCGCCTGCGCATTCGCGACCGCTTCTACCGCATCGCGAATCGCGCGCTGAGCGTCCGTTTGATCGCGAGCCCCTTGAACCACTGCTTGCGCCAGAGAGAGCTGTGCGTCAGACAAACTTTCTTTGGTATGCAGCACCTCCTCATTGGCAGAACGAACAGCGTCTGCACCGTCGACGCCCGCTTTGCTCGCTGCCGACTCATCGTCAGCAAGGCGGCTGTTGCTCCGTCGAACGGCTTCTAGCGCTTCCTTTTGCTTCTCAAGAGTTAAAATGGCCTGGTCGCGATCAAGCTTGGAGGCGCGGGGATCCTTGAGTGTTTTATTCAGATCATCCTGCGCGCGCTGGACATCAATGATCGCTTGGCGTTCATCAAGAGCGCCACCCGTCAGCGCGGATTGCAGATCTTGGATTCCGCGCAGAGCGTCTCGACGTGCTTTGGTCAGTGTTTCCTGCGCCCGCGTCGCTGCGGTTTGCGCATCACGCCAAGCACGCTCCGCCCCCACAATGGTCTGTGCGGTTTGCTGGGCGACGCGGGCGGCATCCTCCCGCGCGCGGGAGAGCCCTTCATAGGCATTGCGGACACCAATGAGCGCCTGCTCAACCTGGCGAGCAGCCGCACGCTGTTGTTGGGCAGCTTGGATCGCAGACTGACCGGCGCTCGCGGATTGTTGCGCCGCTTGCTTGAAAACGTTCCCGAGACCACCGAAGACCGTGACAATGGTCCCACCGACCGCAATGAGTGCGGCAAGACCACCAGCCGCGACGCCAGCCAATCCAGTCAGTGCAACCAGCGACACACCCAGACCCGCCACCGTCGGGGAGGCGAGGGACACAGCGGCGATCATCGCCTTCAAACGACCGCTAAACGCATTCAAACCGCTGACAGCAGTATGCGAGTTTTTGTCGATATTCTTGAGATGCTCCGACATCGCCTGCAGCTTTGAGGGATCCCCCTCAACATCAACACGAGGATTGCGTTGACCCGCGAGCTTCTGCTGAACTGCCGAGAGCGCCGCCTGGGATTGCCGAAGCCGATCAGAGGAGTTCGCTACCCTCGCTTGCGCCGTAATCACTTCTTGCTGTGCCCGAGCGATCCTCTGCGCACCGGACACGGAGGCGGCACGGACAGCGGCCAGGTTTTCCTCTGCCGCACGCAACCGCGCTTTGGCAGCAATCTCCGCCGCTGCCGCCCGCGCAACCTCCCCCTGCAACTTCTTCGACGCAGCCGCCAGTGACGCCATCTCCGCTTGGCTGTGTTGGCTGGACGCGGTGACTTTGTGCTCAGTGTCCTCAGTCGTCTTTCCTAGCTTGCTCAGATCCTCGTCAGCTTGCCGGACACCGCGTCCGTCATAGTCAACCTTGATCGTGCCATGGGCGCGGCCGAGGTTATAGTCCGGCATGTGTCACCGCTTTCGTTGGCCTTCCATCGGATCGCGATAGCGCTTGACTGGTGCAATCCCGAGCCACCGTTGCATCACTTCATTGATCTTCTGGTTCCGCTGAGCATCTGTCAGCGGCTTCTTGCGGGTGCCTTGCGCCGTTGCCTCCGTGATGGCCCGCTCAACCGCCTGACCGAAGTACATCACAGCTTTATCCAGGCAATAGGACGCTAGGGGATCATCCAGACCCAGCAGGGCGCTCGGTGGGGTGTGATATGCCTGCGAGAGGTTCCACGTTTCCCACAGTTGCATCGGCTTGCGGACGAAAAGAGTTCAGCGCCGACATGGCGCCCATCGCATGGTTGAAGATGAACATCTTGTCTTCGAAGGGCACCTGATCAATGTAGATGTCCCCCTCCGACCGTCCATTGCCTTCGGACGGGATTGGCTGCAGACGCGGTTCCACCACGACCCGCATGACGACGCGGTCAATCATGGCCGGCAGATTGTCCGGATTGCTCATCGCCGCGAAGATCTTGTTGATCCTTTCCTGCTCGGCTGCCGCCTCCACGCCGGGCTGTACCGGACCGAGGGGGGATTGGACGCGCTTGATCTGCTCGAGAACAGCGCCGCCAAGCATATCAATGCTACCGAGGAATTCATCGCTGAGAAGATCAAGCGGTTCGATTCTCCGCACCAAGCAGAGGCCGCCGGACGGCACGGTAAGCTCTTCGTGAATGGGCTTGCCCCAAGCGACGGGGCGGTATTGGGAGGGCATCCTGTGCTCCTAATGTCCCGAGAGGAATGGTTACGAGGTAGTCGCAGTGACAGGGGTCGTCCAGTTGGAGGCGCCGTTGGCCACCGTCACCGCACGCACACGGAACTGATATTGCGTGGCGGTCGTGAGGCCCGTGACCGTAGCACCCGTAGTGGTGGCCGACGTGGTGGTCGCGTCGACCCAATCAGTGAAGGCGGTCCGGCGCTGCACCTTGTAGTCGCTGGCCAATGTGGCGCCAGCCGCAGCCACCCAGGTGAGCACCACGGTGGTTGCCGTGACCGCACCCGAGGCCAGACCCGTGGGAGGCGCCTGAATCGTGGGGTTGGCCACCGGTGTCGTCGGGATGGTCACAGCGGTCTCATTGATGATGAAGTCGTACAGCAGATCATTGACGTCATCGAGAATGGGAAGGCCGCGACCGCTGGCGTGGGTGATGAAGAATTCACCGTCGGCGAATGAACCCTCGACTGTGTCATTGGCCCGACACCGATAGACGACGCAGTGCACGTCGCCACCGCTGTCGCTGATGGCCCGACCTTCGGCGCGGAAGTACGGGCGAATGGCGCGGGACCGCTTGCGCAGTGTCCACTGTCGGTTGGGTGTCAGACCGCTCTCGGTGGCCGTTCCGCCCGTGAGGATCTCCCATGCTTTGAGATCCAACCCTCCCGCTTCCAGTTCCCAGTTCACCGACGAGCCCTGACCGTGGATGGCGACAGTACTGTCGTCACCCCGCAGCTCCGTGAACTCCTCAGCTTCCGAGAAACTGAACGTCTGACCATTCGGCAGATCAACGCTGACCGTGTCCAGAATGGTCCCGGACGCATCCGTGTACCGCGTGAACTTCACATCGCGCATGCCATACGGCAGCGCGGTCGGCATTGTCATGACCTACTCCTCGATTGTGGGGTATTCAGTTGTGGTGTTCGATACAGTTGTGTACTTGTCAGTTGTCCGGTGGCGAGATCCCAACGATGCAGAGCTGCCACCCCCGACCCCGCACCGCACCATCGAGAGTCACACTTTATCTCGATGATACCAGAACCACACTCCACCAACAGAGCGTGCTTCTTGGCGCGGCATCGGAGCTCAATCATTCCGGATTCACGATTTCGAAACCGGGCTCGTTGCCGAGATAGCGCTGGGCGTCCTCGGTCAGGTCGGAGAGGGGGAGGGCGTGGTTGTTGTCGCTGTTCCACACCACGGTGCCCTGACCCTCAATCCCCACCTGTTGCCATTGCTCCGCCGTGACCTCCCGAATACTCGACGACCCCCTGTAGTGGATCATGGGCTGGGCTTGCTCCTCACCGGTCCCGTCCTCCGGCTCACCGGTCCCGTCCTCCGGCTCGCCGGGTGCGTCAACGCCCTGCACGGGCGCAAGGTCTTCCTCGGGGTTGTCCGCCACCACTCCCTCGCGGGTGCTCTCATCCGTGACCTGCTCCGGAATGCGCTTGCTCACCACAACATTCTCCTTAGGGGACAACCACATTGCGTGCTGCAATGCGGTAACGAGAAAACTTCGTCAAAGCCTGGAAACTGTCATCAAAGAGATCGGCTGAATCACCTTGCCATGACGCCTCGCTGAGGGTCCATCCGTCAGCGCCGGGCACGTGCGTCGCGGTACACATCAACTCCCGCACACGGACAAGGGCTGAATCAAGCACGCCATAATCGCGGGACATCTCTTTCGGCTGATACAGCCAGATTTCCGCTAAGCAGGGGCCCACCAATCCGAAGGCTTTCGGTTCGTCAATCCAGTTCACAACAATCCATCGAAAGTCGCGGTCGGGTGTGTCAAGGGCATGCGACGAGTAGATGTTATCGACAGAGAAGTCCATGGCAATGAGCTCGGTATCGGTGCCGAGCAGGCTGCGCACCGCCGCACGGGGGGCCATCTCATCCCCCTTCCATGAGAGCAAACAATTTCGAGAGAGTGCGCCATATCTCATTGGAGCCCTGAATCCACGCGCGCACGATGATGCCGTTCTTGCCAGCGCTCCGGACTTCTAGCCAAATGCCATACGACACTGAGTGCGACAGAACAAGAGTGTGATGATCACCTTCGTCAATGGGAAGTGCGAACAACCCATTACGCGCATTGGTCGTGCGATCCGTCCAGGGTGCACGCGTCTTCATATAAGCCTCGCTGCGAGCGGCCTGAAACACGAAGACCTTGCTAATGGCATCATTCGCCCGCTCATCAAACTTACCCAGCTTCGCCCGGATCTCCCCGAAGTCAATGCGACGCCTAGTTGCCATGGCGGGGCCTCCGACCGTAAGAGGTCACAAGACCCTTCCGCTCGTACCCGTTATACGACACCAGAGCATCGATGATCCAACACTGGCCGCTCTCGTCTTGCCACCAGTCGTTCTCCTGCATGATGGCATCCCATTGACCCAACAATGTGTAGTCGTAACGACGCTGCTGCCCGGCGTCAGCGCCCGTGGTCGCAATTGAACGGACGGGCCGCTCGGTATGACTCATCGGGATGAGGCGGAAGAGCTGGGGTGCACGGGCTGGTTGGTCGATCAATTGCGTCCCACCGGAGGGCGCCTTGACCTCAAGGACGGGAATAAGAATGATCTCAATCGGCATGGCAAGAATGAATTGCAGCGTATTGACGCGTTGCAATACCATCATGATCTCACCATCCCGCCATCGTCCGGCCACTACCGACGGTAGTGTAGCCTGCAGAACCGCTGTCATCCCGCCAGAGACATGGGCCGCCATGGTCACGGTGACTGCGGGCAACCCAGCCGCCAGCGAACCATGGTTTGTCGTTGCCGTCACAGTCCCGGTCATCACGACGGTCAACGAGGGCAGCGGTGCTGTGAGGGCTGAATGAACGGTGACCGTTGCGGTGGCTGCCATGCCGGACGGAGGCAGCGTCACGAGAATCGTCCCGCGTGCCACTACCCGTCCAGCAGCAGCGCTGCCGGCAGAGGGCAGGACGACGATGAGCAGGCTATCCGGCGTATGGACGACCCCACCAAAGGCGATGGTGAGCGAGGGCAATGCCGCACTGAGACTGCCCGATACGCGCACCATTCCGAGGCCCTGAACAGCCATAGACGGCAATACGCCAACCAGTCCGCCCCGCACGGTGCTCTGGGCAGCAGCATGCGTGCTGGCCGACGGCAAAGTGACCGATAGCACGCCCCCGACGCGCACGGTGGCGGCAAGCTGCGCAGACGCCGAGGGGAGGGTTGCTCCCAGTGCGCCACGCACCACGGCACGCGCGCTTATCGATGTCGTCACACTGGGCAGCGTTGAGGAGGCAGTACCACGCACAATCGCGCGACCCGCGACAGTGGTCGTGAGCGACGGGAGCGTTGTGGCGGCCGCCCCCCGCACGATCGCGCGGGCTACCATCGCCGCCGTGGTGCTGGGCAACGTGGCCGCCAGGGTGCCAGCCACTTTCACGGTCGCGCTCATCGCCGCTGTGATGGGCCCCATGGTCGCGGTGAGGATACCGCTGATTTTGGTGATCGTGAAGGAGCGCGGCGACTGACGGAAACGTGCAAAGCGCGAGGGACCGCGACCGGGATGGAGAGCACTGGCGCGAGCGCCCGGACCCACCACAGAGCCGCCCACGGTGGTCCCGATAATAGCGCCGATCCACGCGGTACGCCGGTCGCTCCCGGTACAGGTACCCGTCACACTGCCAGTGGACCCCGCTGTGGGCAACGCTTTGCTCGCGGCAGTCATCGTGCCGTAGAGAGCCTCGAAATGTTCTGTGAATCCCGTCGGTGGCGTCCACGCGCTCCCTTGCGTGCCACCACTCCAGTTTGTTGACACCCAGACAACGCAGCGATCAACGTCAAGCGAGGTCGTCGAGACCGGCGGACTCGTCGAGGCGATGGTATTGTCCTCCGCCGCGCCACACGGCGTGTCAAAAGGGTTGCCCGAGGCAACCATATCGTCAATTCGCAATGCATGACCCGCCCGGAAAGTCGAGCTTCCCCAGGTGAAGGTATAGGGCCCGGCTTCACTGCCGGCCGCACGATGCCAGAACACATGGAGGCCATGGCTGCCTCCGGTGACATTCACGGGAGCATTGGGTGCTTCCTGCCACGTCCCATCGGGCGGTGTGACCGTTTGCGCCGCGCCATCAAGAAAGAGACAAACAATGACACCTTTGCCAGCCACCACGCTGGGCGGTGCCGGGACATCAGCGAATGTGCTCGTCGCCTCTGTGGCTTGTGTCCCAACAGCACCGACCGACGCGGCGACCATGTCTTACTCCTCGACCGCTGTCAGCGGACCCCAGTTTTCCACCCAGTCATTCCAGAGCTTGGTATTGCCCGGTGCCACGACGGGACGCCAGGTGTGTGTGTCGTCGGGCAGGTTGGGTCGCTCCAGAAGATAGCTCCTCTTCGTTGTGCGCACGTGCAGCGTTGACTCGCTGCCGTCCGGCTCGGGTGGATTGTTCGGATTCTGCCATTCCCAGATTCGTGCCATATAACCTCCTTCTAATTGAGCAGCTCGGCGGTGAACTGATGCACCTGGATGGAGTTGGCCGCGTTCGAAATAGACCAGGTCGCGAAGAGATCCAAGATCTGCGCTGCCGTAGAATCGAACCCTGTTCCCACAGCGGGCACACTGGCCGGCAGACTGGCGACCGCCATGAATCCAGCGGCCGCGCCTTGCACAGACTCCGACATGAAGGTGCCTTGCCCCATGAAGTTTGCTGTTGTCCCGCCACCGATGGCCCGGCAGGTGAGCTGCGCTTCAAACCACCAACCCACATTTGTTTTCGCCGTCGTGTTGAGGGCGACCGCTCCGCCGTTGAAAATCACCACTGATCCCAGGCGAAGATCCAATGTGAGGGTACCGGGTGTCGTCACGATATTGGAAATACGACCCAGGGCGCGCACCCGCAGCACACTCCCGACCAAGAACTGATTGGCCGCAATGGTGCGCTTGGCGGAGCCCGGCAGAATGGACGTGGCTGTTGTCGACGTATTGAGCGCCGTGCCGTCACTCTGGGCTGACGCGAGGACTTCTTCCCAGGATTGAAAGCTCATACAATGCTCCTAGTTCGGACACGGCACATTGTCGGCGAGGGTCGCCGTAATGGCGTAATTGTTGTCGACCGTGACAACGTCATTGTCCGCCCACTCCGTCACCTGGGCACAGCGACCGCTCGTGATGTACGGACCGAAGGTGCCAACGTCCGTCACAGCGCGATTGCCCGTGACGATCCACGTCTCGGCACCCGGCCACAAGTAGAAGGTATACGCCCCACCGAGGCCGAGATTGTTCGTGATCGTGATGTTGGTGGAGACGGGTCCCCCGTGGCCACCACCACTCATGAACACCGGAGAGTTCTGACCCGGCTCACCCTTCTCGTCAAAGGTGTTGTGATTCAACACCATCCCATTCGCGAACGGATAATCCTGCACGCCATCACCGTGGTCCCCGGTGGTGGTACAGAGATCCACAAAGGTGTCCTCGACGCGCATGTTGGTGCCACCCGCCTGGAAGCCGTCAGAATGGCCCCGGACGTGATTACGCAGGGAGGTGTAGCTGCCGGTAGCGTCGTCGGTGCTCATACCCGAACTCCATGCGGGTGTACCACAGACCGCCGGACCGATTGTCGAATCAGACACCGTCACAGAATGATTCGGTCCGGAAATGAGCACCGTGTCGTCGATTTGCGAATTGGTCACGATCACACCACTGGCCTCAATGACCAAACTATCCGTGAAGTGAATCCGGTCGAGCACTTCACCGGTCGTCCGCGCGTAGTACAAACCGCGTGTGTCGGCGAACAACGTTCCGGCCGGAACACCCGTGTTGGCCGGTGACGGGAAGCCGTGTGGCGGCGGAGGAGGCGCCGTGGTTGTGGTGGTCGTAGGTGGTGGTGCCGTCGTGGTCGTGGTGGGTGGCGGAGCGATCCCTGGACCCGCCGCGATCGCGAAGAAGACGATCACACGATTGGACACCGTAGCGCGGACAGTGACGGTCGTCGCGGTTGTACTCACGACCACCAGGCCGTACGACGCGGCAGATTTCGGTGTCACGACAATGGAGACAGGCACCGAGCCCAATCCATGGGCGACCGTGCATTGCCCTTGACCATTGACGGTACAGCTTCGCTCGTCCGCCCATACCCGGGGCATCGGGTCAGGACCAGCCGCGAGCACCAGACCCGCCATGGCCAGAATCAATCCTACCGCCCATAACAGCGCGAAGGCCGCTTGACCGATCGTTCGCAATGAATGACGTCTTGTCGGTACCATGAATTCACGACCCTGGCATTGTGACGGTGCCGGACGTGATTTCAACCGCCACGCCGACAGAAATGGTTGTTGTGTTGAGCTCGATCTGGCCACCGCCACCCGTGGCCGTGACAGAGCCATCCATCACCGCGTCCCCGCTCTGGTCGGCACCCCGCCACCAGCCGGCCGTCCCCGCAGCGAGCCCGGTCGTGGCCAGTGGGGTACCCGCCAGTGTGGCTGTTCCCGTGGCAGAGTTGCCGAAGGCCGGATCGGCACACGTGAACGTCGCCAACAGCGTCCCACTCGGCGCGGTCTGCGGGTCCGCCGGTTGCGCACCGGTATAGATCTTGATCGTACCCGGACCAGCGTCCGCGTCGAAAAGATCGACAATCGCATCACAGGCCGCATTGCGCGCTGTGGTTGAGATCTTCGTTGCCATTCCTCATCCTCGCGTTGGTCGGACCATTCGAGTGCTGCGGGGGCGGGATTCGGGGGATTCCGCCGGGACGACCGCGTCGGCGCCAAAGCGTTTGGCCATCGCCATCGCGTGATCAAACGCTTGGCTCGCATCCCGGCTTGATCCCGATTCACTCACATTCACGGCCGTGACCAAGGAGGCAGCTTTGGCCTCCCACACCAACGCACTGAGGAGCCGAAGATTGTAGCTCCCGTCGGGGTGCGTTGCGCCCGTGGCGACCGTATTGAATCGTGCCTCGGTCCACCCGCCAGCATCATTCGGCTCGCTCACTGACTCCCGAATAAAAGCGAGCTCCTCAGTCGTGAGCGCCATCTGTCCTCCTAATCGGTGGTGTCGTCACCCTCGTCGGCGGCGTCGTGCTCTTCCAGGCGCGCGATGAGCTCGGGCTTGGTGCCGCTGACCGGCAGCTCCCGGTCCTTGAGCTCCTCCTTGAGCTCGTCCACGGTCCACTCCGAGTAGGGCTCGTCGACCGGACCAGTGTCGATGGGCGCGTCCTGCTGGGTCAGTACAGGGGTGGTCGCCGGACTGTGGACGCTTTCCGGCCTTTGCGGCGCTTCCGACGCTTCCCCATTGTCGTCTCCAAACCGCCGATCGTTCTCGGCGATGAGATCGTGCCGATTCTTCTGGTAGAGGTATTCACGATCCTCGGCGCTGAGCTTGCTCTCGAAATCAATGATGCGTGCCATGACTCCTCATTCGGGTTCACGAGAGAAAGGGACGGCCCGCATTGTGGTCGGGCCGTCCCCCCGTCCTCGGGTTACGGCTGGGTGGCGTAGGCGGCCGGAATGGCGTACGAGCCGGACGCGGCGATCTGCATCACGACGCCCGCACCCCGGAAACGAATACCAGTGCCGAATCCTCGCTGGTAGATGGATTCCTGCAGCGGGTAATCCGCGTTCCGACCCTTGACCAGACGCAGTCCCCGCAACGCCGTGTTCGCGTGCTCGCGAATACCGATGGGGTTCTGCACGCTCTGCTGGCCACCCGTGGCGAAGGCGACCATGTAGCCGGCCGGGATGTAGTCCTCCTGAATGATGATGAATTCACCGTAGGAACCGATGACCATCATCCCCCGCAACGAGCTCGGCGGCTGCGGCTGATTCTCGGCCAGCCGCAACGTGACGGGGAGCAGGAAGGACGGGGTGTTCACCGACGGGATGAAGTCGTACAGTGCCGTCCCGCCGTTGGCCACACTGCGGAAGCCCCGAATGACGTCACCCTGCGCCTTGTTCACCATCAGGATGAGCTCATAGCCATTGGCCTTGAGATACCCATGATGTGCGAGCTCGGTGTACATGTCGTCCAGGTCACCGCTCACGACCGTCGCACCACCACTGATCTGATAGTGGTTGTGCGGCGCCGTGAAGGTGGTGGTCTTGTAGGTCGGCGGCACTTCCGAGTCACCGTTGTAGAACGGGTACACGGTGTACGGCCGGGTATCGATGGTGACGGGCCGCGTCGTGTTGTTGAACAACGTCCACATCACCATCTGATGATTCAGGATGTTGTCCGCCTCCAGAGCCGCCTGGGCGACCGCGTCCACTTGCGAGGCCGTGGCGTCTGCCAGGAATTCCCAGGTGAATCGGGTCGACAGATCGAACCAGTCGAAGTCGAAACCCATCCACCGGAAACTCCCCGCCACCCGCGCCGACCGAGGCACGCCGTACTCACTCGCACGCTCGAAACGTGCCGTCCCGTCAACGACCGGAATGCCTTCGAAAGGCGTGTTGACGTTGTAGGTCAGGAAGTCCATGATGGGCTGACGCTGGGCGTTGCGGAAGGCGACAGCCTGTTGATAGGCCGCCCACAACACGTTGGTATCAACACCATCAATGGTGCGCGTGACCACGTCGGCGCTCTCGCTGACACCGTACGCGGAGCCGGTCGGGAGGAAGTCGAACAATTCGGCGAGCCGATTCTGCACGCTCGGGAGGCGCAAGACGGCCTTCATAGCGGTGCCCTCGGGGCTGACCCCCGGAACCGTCGAGAAAGCACTGGCCGGCAACAGCCTCTTCCGATTCAGAACATTGAGACCCATGGCTCAGCCCTGCACCTTCTGCAGCCGCACGACCAGGCGATCCGCCTCGACCGTGAAGCCCACGTAGACCCCGTTGACACCCGTCGCTGGCGCGGTGGCGGTGAGGGTGCCATCGGTGGCCAGGTAGTAGTCCGTACCGGCCGCCAGTCCCGCACATTCGACGATCTCGCCATTGGTCATGGCGTCGATGGGTTCGCCGGCCAGCCGGATCTTGCCCAGCGCCACGAGGCCTTTCTGGTTCGTCAACGTTCCGCCCTTGACCAACCGACCACTGCCGTTCAGGCTGACACCGCGCACCACGCCCACGTCAGCAAGCAACCAATCCGCATTCAGGAGGCCTCTGAACCCTCCTGCATACGGATCAACTTTATCGAACCGTGCCACGGTGACAGTCCTTTCTCGATGATTACCGCTTCAGCGCGGGGAAGCGTCGCATGAGCTCCTCCTCGCTGAGCTGGCCGTTGCCCTTGCCTTTGCCACCCTTGCTGCCCACATTCGACCCGGAAGCGGACTTGGTGGAATTGTCGTTCGTGCCGTCTCCCTCGCTGGTCTTCTTCACGAGGAAAGGCTGCTCCTTGGCGAGCGCCTTGATTCTGCCCGGCATATCCGCGATCACACCGTCCTCGCCGACCTCCACCGCCCCGAGCGCCTGCTGTGCCAGCGCGGCGTTGTGCCAGGCGATGCCGGCTTCCATACTCTCACGCAGGAAAGCATTCGTGACGGCCTGAGTGGTGAACTTCTCGCGCCAACCATCAGCGTCGGCGGTGAGCTTGACCACGTCCGCTTTGGCGTTTTCCAGCTCTGACTTCTCCTTACGCTGGAGCTCGTCCAGCGCCTTCTGGGCGGCTGCCTTGTTCTTGTCCGCGGCCGAGAGCTGCTTTTGCATGGCCGAGAATGAGGCCTGAAGCTTGTCGAAATCCGCCTTCGACACAGTGGTCGCATCCGCGTCCTCGGTGTCCTCGTCATCCTCATTGTCGTCCGTGGTATCCGTCTCGTCAGTGGTGTCCTCCACGGCAGTACTGTCGGTCCCGTCGCCACCACGTGGAATCCACGCGAGGCTGCGGGCAGCACCCGGGAAAGGATCAACGAGAGTGATTGTCATTTGAAGTCCTTGGGGTCGTGGTGCACGCTGTCACCGGGAGGGGTCCGTACACGGTCGGGCCTGGCAGCAGGTTACCCCACCCGGAAAGACCAGCCAAGAACCCCGCTACGCGGTCTGGGCCTGGCCAAAGTGGTCAGCCACGTCATCGGGCGGAGATTGCAGAAGAGAACGCAGGAAATCATCCTCATCCATCGGAACCGGCGCGGTATAACAGAGACATTGCGGGTGCGGTTTGTCCGGCACCGCAGCCGGGGCGAAATCCTTGGCGGTGGCGTATTGCTCGCAAATCTCGTCTGTGCCCGGAACGAACACATGCGTCATACTCAGATGCCAACGCATCGCCACCACATAGGGATTCGCTCGTGCGGTTTGTTTGCCCGCTTCATGGAAAGCATTGTTGAGCTCAGTACGCGCCAACCGTTTCGCGGCGTAGCTCACCCCACCGGGTGTGTCTGGATGAATCACTGGTCGAACGGATGCAGCCATCTCCTGCCACGAACCGCCTTGAAGAATCACGCGATTGATGGCGCGGTCAACCCAACCAGAGGCGAGGCGCTCACTGCGGAAAACACGCTCGCTCAGCGGCACCCGATGCGCCGACCGACCGAAGTAGGTCGTGACGACGCGTTGCGCGTAGGCGCGCTGGGCTCGGAGCAACGGCTCGGGAATACCTCGGCGCACGAGCCGAAAGAGAGCCTCTTCCATATGCTCTTCAGCCAGGGACGCCGCGAGCGCGATCTGGGAACCATTGGTCCGAATCCGCCCGCCAATGGAGCGCCACAACGTGGTCTGTACCAGATGGAGCTCGCGACGAATTGACGACAGTTGCGCCCGCCGGACCACCGAGCCTAATCCCTCGCGCATCGAGAGTCGCACAATACGCCGTTCCGCATCCGCCGAGGCGTCCCGCAGATCGTCAATGACTTGGCGAATAACATCCTGCTCCACGCGAAGGTAAAGCAAGCCAGGGCTCAATCCGGGCCCATCCCACAACTGATGCGGTTGTCGGCGGCTCATGCGGGCACCCAGCGCCCGTCCCGGAGCCAGCCATGCCAGCCACATACTTTGCAGAGAATCGACGGGCTAAGCGTCAGCGGTTCCCAGCGCTCAACGGTCCAGCGCGGGCGCTCCGGAAAGTGCTCGCGGATAATAGGAAGATCAAAGAGAACGGATCCGCCCTCGTCAGTACAGCCGGGATGCCATTCAATGATCCCGACCTTCTCGTGGTCTTGATACGACGTGAAGACATAGCGGAATCCCAGACCGGCATCTTCGGCCCTCTCGTCAATTGCCACTATTGGCCCCTGTCCCATGGCCAGCCGGGCTCCCCGCACCCGTGAGCTCAGCGGTCGTCCGCTGGGTGCTCACCAGATCCTGCGTGGCCAGTGGACCCAACGCATTCAAAGCGCTCGATTGCTCGTTTTCAATCAATGCAAGCTCGTCCGGAGCCAACACCAATCCCACCGCCGCGAGCCACGCATGCGCTGTCTGGAGGCTAATGATGGGCGGAGACGCACTGCGCAGAGTCGTCACGCGCTCAATCACCTCTTTGATATTGGCTGGGATCTTACTGCCGATGATGGGCGTGATCACGACTGCTGCCGTCAATTGTCCATCGTCACCAGTGGTGGTGAGCGGGAGGTCTTCATACACCTGCAACCAGAAGCACAGATCGAAGAACATCTGACTATGCACGTCGATGATCGTTTGGTCCTTCTCAGCGCTATACGCGAGAATGGGAGCCAATTGCAACGCAAGGGCGATTCCGCTCTCCGCTGTTGCACTGTCGATCTTCCCGGTGGCTGCATCACTGGCCCCAACCGCCATCCGTACCGCTTCGAGCAAGCGATTGTAATGGTCGCCGTAGGGCACCACGCTGCCCACACCGTTGATGCGCTTCAGATTGTTGGCTTGTGTCAGGACCCGGCCCGGCCCCATAATCCATTCAACCTCATTACCATTCTCGTCAACCGGAGCGCCACCGTCGGTCGCGTAAATACCGAGCCCCTCCACACCGAGCGTCAGGTCTTCGTCACTGATGGTTTGGTTGATCCCCAGCAACACCGATTCCAGACCGCGCATTTCGCTACTGCCGTACGGTGCGGTAGCATCGAAGTTCTTCAGATGGTACACCGGAATGGTCTTGATCTCCGGTGGGAGCATTTCGTCATTCAGAATCCACGTTTCAGCCACGGTGGCCTGCCACCATTTCTCCAGCTTGAAGATGCCGTGGCTGCGCTGCACGCCGAGGGGGAGGCCCGTATTGGGATCGTACAGCCGCTCATAGGTCAGACGGCTGACCCGCACATCTCCATTGATGAGGATCTGTTCGGCGATATGCACCCGAATGATTTTGTCGGGGTCGCCTTCCGGCAGGATGTCGCTCTCGAAGACTTGAAATACCGCGCCGGGATCCACCCGTTTGATGCTCAGCCGACGACCCGGCAGCTTCAGTGGATCGGCCAGGACATGCCAATACCAATCCCCGTGAATGAGGCCGTAGCGTTTGCTCCCATTGAATTGACTGAAGAAGTTCTCCCGCGTGAACAAGTTTGTGAAGGCGAGTTGCGCCACCTGGACCGCTGTTGCGTCCTCCCCCGTCACGGTGTAGGTGAAGCCGGGCGCGACATACCGATTGACAGTGTCAATGATGGTGCGTGCCGTCGGCATCAAGACGGGGTTCTCATTATCCCCCCGTAGTTTGTTCGTGAATCCCTCTTCGGAGGTCCAATAGATCTCTTCATACTTCTGATAGCTGGCAATGCGGAGCGCATCGAGAGGGGGCACCCAGGCTGGGAGGTTCGCGCCAACAAACGGCTGAATGGTACTCCATTGCGTGAACACGGTCGGGCTGGTCATGGCGCTCCTCCGGGGTGATGCCGGCCAGCGTACCGCGCCTACCGGCGGAACCGTACACGCTGCACACGCGGGCGCCCCCGGACAGCCTGAGCACCGAAATGCCCGGCAAAGAACCGCCCCAGCGCCTCCGGCGTATGGTCGTCTTTCTTCATCGGCAGTTCGGCTTCATTCTGTACCGATTCTTCGCGCGTCTTGGGATAGCGGTACGCCTCGAACTCTTCAATGGTGTGTTTGCAGCGTGGATCAACAATCAGTAAGGGACGCCGGTCCGGATGGTCGTACGGCAAATGCGGGTTCTCATCTTTCAACCACTTACGAATCAATTCCAATCGCACATTGAGCTCGCCCCCGGTATTCGCCATCACGCGCACCTTGAGCTTCTCGGCAAGGGTATGACTGGCCCCAGGCTGCGCTGGATCCGGAAAGAGATGGGTGGCTGCGCGCACGAGGGCAGGATGGCGGGTTGAGTGGGTGCCGTCGACCAGATCTTGGGCCATCTCTTCCGGGCTACGATGCGTCTGGTAATACTCGTCAATCACGTAGACGCGATCAAAGGGATCAACCTGAACAAAGAGACACACATTCGGATTGGTCCAGCCGTAGTCCGTCGCAAGATACAGCGGCCACGTCGGCTGATAGGTCAGCGGACGTACGTGCCATTCCTCGTCCCAAGCTTTGAAGACCTGGCCCACGAACTCTCGGAATTGCGCATTGATTTCCTGCTCAACCATTTCATCGCTCAGGTCACTACACAATGCCGCGAGCTCCGGGTCGTCTTTGCCCAGCGGGAAGATGACTTCATTGGCCCACGAGGGAAAGCGGAAGCTCGCCCACGCGGGATCGACACCGTTCTGGCCTCGTCGCCAGAGCGTGTAATACCAATTGCGCCCTTCCGGCGTGCTGCTGAATAACGCCCAACCGCGAAAGTCCACCAGGGTGGGGCGGATGTATTGCTGCCAGATGCGCTCCTTCATCTTGGCGGCTTCCGCCATGATCACACCGTGCAATCCCTCACCGACCAAATGATCGGGATACTTGGCACTTTGCGCCGTGACCAGAAAGCGACCGCCCCAGAGGGAGACGGTCATATCACCACCACGTTTGTCGTAATAGGTGCCTGGTTTGTCAAATGGCAGCTTCAATTTCTTGCAGGAATTGTAGAAGGTGCGGAACTCCTTCTCGCTGTCGGTGTACTGCGGGCCCACGATCCAGAACTCCGCGCGCTGATCGCGGTCCGCGAGGTAGTTCCGCATCATGTACGCCTTGTACGCCTCCGGGACGAGCTCCCGACCGCCTGCGGTGCTCTTGCCGGTTCGGCGGCCAGCGGCCACCACCCGGTTGCGGGCGGTGCTGGCATGAATGGCGCGTTGCGCTCGATTCGGTGCGTAGAGGAGCTTCGGCCATAGCCGACTCTTGCTAATGACCAGGGCCATGGCCGCTCTCCTTTCCTCAGTCGTTCTTCAACACGGGTCAGGGCGTTCCGTCGCATCCGTCATTCAAGATCTCCTCAATCCCTTCACCGCACAAGAGCTCGTCCGGCACCGGACCACCAATCACGATAATAGGCTTGCACCAACAGTGCTCCCGGTCGTGGTCCGGGGCCAGATGGCTATTCATTTAGCCTTCTTGTTTTCCTTGAGACGCTTGTCCTTCCGCGTGCCCTTGTTGGGCTTACCACCCATCACAACCACCACCATTCCACTGAGAGCCATCACAACAATCGAACATCCGAGGGCGTCCAGTTGTTTCGGCATCAGCGCTTCTTTCGGCGACCGGTGAGACCCGAGTGCTTGCTGGCCGGCAACCGCTTGAAGCGGACCTTCTTACCACCCGGTGTCTTGTGCGCCGCCTCCCGCGCCCACGGTTGACCCGTAGCGAACGCCCAGCGCCATTGTTTCTTGGAGACAAAGGGCATGTCACTTTCCTCTCTTCTTGGCCTGCGCTGCCTTGGTAGCGGCCTTCTTCGCAGCCGCGTGCTGCTGGACAGCGGCCTTCCGCGCGGCGACCTGCGCTGCTTTCTTGGCGGCGACCTGCGCTTGCTGATGGGCCTTCTTTTGCTGCGCTCGTAGCGCATTGGCGGCTTGTGTCGCGGCCTTCTTCTCCATGGCCTTCCGCTCCCGGCTGGCCGCAGCCGCCTTCTTGCGGGCCTCGGCGGAGGTTACGCGCGCCGCCTTCTTCGCCGCGTCTTTGGCCTCCTGTTTGGCCTGGGCCCGCGCCTTGCCTTGCGTCTTGCGTGCCTGCGCGTTGGCCGCGTCGTGTTCAGCCTGGGCACGCGGGCCCCGACCCCAACCTATCAATCCAGACGCACCGGGCAACGGCTTGGCTGTCTTATCCTCCCGCCATTGCTGCTTGGCTTCACGCATCATCTTCTCATTATGCGTCTCATTGTCGCGTGCCATCACACACCTCTTTCGCCCGATTCTCGCCGACGCCTAACAGTACTTGATGCTCGACGTCGCCGGGGCACCGACGGGGCCGGGGTGTGGTCCTCTTCAATGACCTCGGCGTCAACGATCTCATCCTCGGAATCATTGGCGGCCGCGAGTGCCTTGCGCGCCGCACCCAACTGTTCATCTGAGACATCCGCCACAATGTCCGCGATGATGGCTTGCCACGGTTGTTCGGTCGTGATCTCCAACCGCTCCGGGACCTTCCCCTCCAGCCGCTCAATGACGAACTGAGCCGCTTTAATACGATCAGCCGGTTTGACGCGGCCATCCTGTGCAATGGCGGTCATTGTTCGAATGGCGCCCAAATAGTTCTCGCGGTAGAGAGACGCTCCACGGCTGAGCAATTCCCGCATACACGCTTGATGGAATTCAGAGGGAACCCAGGTGGGCGGACGACCCCGAAAGCCCCCGGTGTGATCACGCAATCGTCCGCGATGCAATTCTTCATCGCTCAATTGCTCCACGAATTCCCGCATACTCATACCGGTTTTGCTCATGATTTCCAACATCCTTCCCCACCCTCGACCCGTGCGAGCGCGGTAGCGACGGCCAGACGCGGTCCGTTGGCGATGGGTGAGGCCAGGACCGAAGCCCTTTTCGACCGTCACATAGGGTCGCCGAGCACCTTGCCGCGACAACCCTTCACCGGGGGCCCCGTCTGGCCGCACCATTACTCCTCCGGTTCCACCACAACCAGCGCGTCCGCAATGTCGCCCGCATCGACGCTCCACAGATGCGCCGCCATCGCCACCGCCAGGTCACCCGCGTCCTCCCGGGTCTCCTTGACGAAAGCCATTTCGACCGTCCCATTGGAAATGCACGCGCGCACCCGGTTGTCGTCGGTCCGGCTGAAGGTGAGCGTCAATGGCTCGGTCACAGAGTGACCAGCATCGTCTCTGGCGTGCATTGTCCACCTCGAATCGTAAATGACCGCATCGTGGGATAGCCGGTCAGGTCAACGATGACCCAATGGAGATTCTCGTGCATCGCGTAGGCGATGTCTTGCGCCGACGGCTGCGGCGGACCGTCAGGATGGGAATGCACGACCGCCAGGATTCGCTCGCCGCTGTCATCGCATTCCTGGACGATGGCAAGGTATTCAGCGGGCGCGAACTGATAGTTGTGCTCCGGGCGCGGATGGGCATTGGTCACAGGGATCCACCGCGTGAGCCCATCACCGTCCTGCGCGACCAGCACCCCGCACGCCTCGCGAGGTACCTCCGCCTGGCAGTGCCGGACGATCTGTTGCACCACGGCGGCCCGCACAACCAACCCCACCGTCGGATCACTCAGTGCCGTCACGGGTGCCCTCCGCCACGGCCGGTTCCCAGCGCACCGTGAAATCCTGATCCGTGAAGTGCTCGTGCAGCTCCGCCGACCAGGCGTCCTTGACAGCCGCGATCGCGTCATCCGGTGAGGGCGCGGCCACCGTCGGACCCCCATCACCATTCTCCAGAACCAATTGTGCGATGACTCCGCCCGACGGATGGTTTCGCACACTGATGACCCACGGACCCTTCACGGACGCACCTTCTTCTGCTCCTCGGCCAGCACACCCTCGACGGAGCCCAGCGGATCCCCGACCACATCCGGGTTCGTCCGCACAGCCAGCGACGCCTGCTCAAACGGCGAATCCGCGATGTCATGCGGCGGTGGCGCGATCGGCCCCCGCAATCCACCGTATTCAGAACCACCCCGAGGCCATTCCACCGTTGCCATCCCTGAACCACCTTTCCAAAGGAAACATTCGAAAATCTTTCTCAGACCGAAAGACTAGCCTCCACTCTACCGCACCTGGACCCCGCGACACTCACCTGACATCAGTGCCACTGACAAGATTGCGATGTCCTCCCCCTAAGAAAGAGAGATAGAGAGAGAGAAGAGAAGAGAGCTCTCTATCTATAGCGAGAAAGCAAAGAGTTGCCAAAGTATATTTTTTCGATTCTTTACGCCTCACCCACGCTCTGCAAGACAGGCGCCCCGGGCGGGTGTAACCACGGCATCCGGGTCATCACGGCCTCCCGCCACCCTGGTTCACTGGCCATCTTGCGCGCCACCAGGACGGCATGCCGGAGGGCGTCCCGTTGATGATCTGGCCCCGGCGTATACAGATTCAGCGAGCGCAACCGCTCATCCGGCATCACCTTCTGTGCATCGCGCGCCGACGGCAACACCACCGGAAACGGCGCCTTCCACGAGAGACTGTGAAAGCACGCCGTCACCCGGACCGGCGACAACAATGAACGGTCCGTCGAGAACTCCCGCAAAAGAAAGTCCTCAACGGCCACGACAAACAGGTCCGAGTCTTCCGCTGACGTCCATTCTCCGGCCGCCCACACCCCGCGTGCCAGGCTCATCATCACCTGCGCTTGGTAGGGCTCCGGCCCACTGAGCTCCCCCGACGCCCAACCGAAGACGTCGGGCCCACCGAGTGCCACCGCCCGGAAGCCGTCGCGGCACAGCATCGCCCAGTCGCACCGCACCGCAGCCCACCCGGTGGCGACCCCCGGGTCAAAGCCCAGCACCATCAAGACGGGCCTCTCCGGCCACGCGGCGACACCGTCCTCCCACGGGATGGCCAGCCGTCGGGGTGGGTCCTCCGGCCAGCGCGCCGCCGTGTCCGCGTCAACCCACATCACCACTCTCCCGTCTGTCAATCCCAGCGCACGTCTGCCCGGTCGCACGGTAGCCCCGGTCGGGCCCCTGCCAGTCATAGCGATACCAGGGACCAGGCACCGCCCCCACCCTCGACGAGACGGGGCGGCAGAGCCAAATCGGCGAGACCTGGCCTGCCCAGCCCTTGCACAGACCGTCATCCCAGACCACTTGTCCGGCGCACGGACCATCGGTAATCTCGATCAAGACGGGTCAACCGGAGGCGCCAGCGTCCGGCCGCCATGTTGGTACGGGCGCGTCCGGTTGTACGCCATCTTCATCACATAGGCTTCGTAGAGGTTGATTCCCCACACGTCGCACATATCCAACAATCGAATCAACACGTCGGCGCATTCCGACGGCACCCCGGTCGGCTTCACCACCAATTGACCGTTGGAGAGCTGCGAGCCGTATTCCGCCGCGAAGCTGTGGGTATCGCGATAGGCTTCCAAGATCTCCGAGCATTCCGAATGCAGCAGGGCGACGTAGTCGCCGACGGTGTTCGTGCCATTGCGCCACCCCTTGGCGGTGCAATTGGTACGAATGTCGCTCATCATCCGGGCGAAGACTGCGGCGGCCCGCTGATTGAAGAGCACAGTCTCTTGCTCCGTCATGGCGTTGTCCTTTCGTTGGTCCATTCCAGCACTGACAGATTCATGCGCGGCTGCACAGAGCCCGGGGCGGGTCTCTCACGACGGGTGTCGCCGTACTTCGCCAGCAAGCCCATCAGGAAGCACCCCCACCACCCGACGACGCAGCCGACGCTGAAACCGATCGTCAATCGAAACATGTGCCACCATCATCTTCCCATCGATCCCAGTCTGTGATGTCCTGGCGAACGCGCGCGATCTCGTCGGGCTCCACTAATGCCGAGAGAATGGCCCAGAACTCCGCCTCGGTAATCTGCCAGCGCAACGCCATCGACGTCTCAGCGAGCGTGACCAGGTCGTCCGGCCCGTCGTCGGTATCCATGGACCACCCCATCTCCCCGCCCACAAACGGCACCGCAGGCCCGACGATCTGGCCGTCCCGATCCAGGCGCCATAACCGGCCGAACGTCGTCGCGCCCATGTCCATCCCGACACGCCATTCATCGTCGCTCATCGCCGTCCCATCCACCACAATACGACGGCGATCACGCCGAAGACGATGACGACGCCCGTCAGGCTGCCGGCCGCCCAAGCCGCGAGGGCGTCCCAGAAACCGTTCGTCTCATGCGATGTCATTCCGTGATCCTCTCAACGCACAATGCACAGCACCACCCAATCTTTGCGAGGGTGTCCTCGTCGACGGCCATTCCGAGCGTCGTGCCCGCAACAATCCGATGTGCCTTGACCAGACAGCACTGACCGTCAAACTTCGCCGTCAGGAAACGCTCAATGAGCACGTCCGCATACGGGTCAACCGTCTCCGCCAACCCCTTGCACTGCCCGCAGAACGCAGGCGTCATGCCATGCCCGCACTCGCCGGGGTCAGGCGGCTGGGGAGGTCGCACAGTCACGGCACTTCCTTCAATTCACGATGTCGGCGAAACACCCGAAGAGAGCGACCACCAGGGCTGATATACACGTCAAGAGACTGCCCACATTCAGTGCGAATTTCAATCACAAGGTGGCCGCCCGGCATCGCGCTAGCCCGCCGCACCTCCGCCACACCCCACGTGAAGCCGAAATCTGTTAATTGAACGTCTCTGTCACTCAATGCGCCACCACCGTCTGCCGCGCGATTCCGCCCTCCATCAAGGTCACGTACGCATATATCACGCGCGCTGCCGCGACCCCGAGCGCAGGCGCGCGCAGCAACAGACCCTCCTGCACGACGGGCAAGTCCCCTTCCCAGACCAAAACCGGCTTTTCCCGATCAAACTCCACTCGTGTCCTCACCGCATGAACCTCCGAAACTGAATCATCAGGCGCCAGCGGGGCCGCACAATGTAGAGACCGCAGATGGTGCGCCAGGACGACTGGCCACGCAGGACGGGAACGCCACCTTTCTCAGCATGCATGACCGTCAACGGGCCATACAGCGACGGGCGCTCCAGACCACGCTCCAGAATAAAAGCCTTACGGCCGTAGTCCCAGCTTTTGTCACGACGTGTCATCGCGCCAGCCCCCAGCCGACCAGCACGCCCAGACCGAACATGACCAGGCACACCACAAACACGTACGCTTCGCTTTTGGTCATCGCGCAGCTCCGGGGTCGGCCAACCACTCGCGCGGATCGATACTAGGGATGACGGTATTCTCTCTCTGCTCATCAACCCACGGTATTCCGTGTCGAGGGTCATTCATATACCTCACTGACGGCATACCCAGCTCCGCACGCTCTCCCCATTCTGAAGGGGGGCGATTGACCGAGTGATTGGCCTGCACCCGATCCCGAATCGAGCACGCCCGATCCATGGAGGAATTGAACTCGCATTTCCCGGTGGCGTAGCAGATGGGCTGCAAGAGCGCGGCGAGGGCCTCCCACTGCCAAGCGTCCAGACCTCCAGCCCAGAGCAGAGAGTCGGCCAATTCCGTATCACCATTGCGCACAGAACGAGATTGCGCGCGACCGGGATTGTATGTGCGAATAGCTTCTGCGATCTTCGCGAAGACAATACGCCATTCGAATTGCGCTTGGGTGCACAGCCGATTGCCCGCGTGGTCCAGCAGCGCCCGAAGGTCCGTCGAGTAGTGAATCCGCGTGAGCAGGTTGGTGGGCAGCAGCCCGCGTGCGTCCTCGGCCGGCATCCCAGCATTAACCAGAGCATTGTATGAGCCACGCACCCCGGCAGTGGTGTCATCCCAAATACGGCGGAGCTCGCTGGAGTCCCAGTCGGTGCCCACTAATGACGGCGGCAGCCCCACCTGCACATCTTCCTTGACCGCGAAGCGCGTCGACTCCTGGACGAAGGTGGCGGTGCGCTGCCGCACGAGCTGATGGGTGAAGCCGCGCGTCACGCCCTCAATGAGGAAATGAAACTGCACGAACTCCAACGGTGCCTTGATCTTGGTCTTCTGGAGCTCCGCCAGGTACCGCTGACGCTGGTCGTGCGTCACCTGGTCGTTGCCCGTCACCACAGTACCCTCGTACAGCAGCGCAGCAGCAGCGATGCTGCCCAGGGGATCCGGCGTCGCGGACAACAGGAACACACGCGGCCCCCCGTCCGGAACCGGCGTCGCTGCATACATCGCCGGGTCAACCCATTTCTGCAGCCGGGTGTTCTCACCCGGAGTGGTCTCGTTGGTGTCTTTCGTCATTGATTTTTCTTTTCTCGTTCCCGAGCGCGGTTCGCCTTGTACAGAGCGGCGTCGAGCCGCAAGGCGAAAGGTCGAGCATCTCGATGCCAAATCTTCAGCTCATCGACAACATCGCAGATCTCCTGCGACAGCTCATCAAACCATTGCTCCATGGCGGGCGGATGATCAAACGAGCGCGAATGCTCCTCACAGTCTGGGTCGTCACAGCCAATCAATCTCGGCACCTCGGCGGACCGCTCCTCAGGATTCTCGGGCATGGAGTGCCTCCACGATCTCGTCAATTTCCATTTCAATGTTTATCATCCGACGATGGTCGCTGGCACAGCACAGCAGACACACGATCTGCATGATGCCGAGCGCGGCCACTACAATCCCCTGCATCATGACTGTTCTCTCTTGGTCGATATTTTCTTAGAAATTGTTTCGGAACCCTTGAGTTCTTCCGAAATCCAGATTTGGGCCAATATACGGACCAACTCTTCGTTGGTCCAGCCAGACACCCCGCGAGTCCTGGCCAGTGCGTCCAATGTGTCGCGCAGCGCCAGATTCTCCTCGGAGTAATCCACCCGTTCAGCGTAGTGCTCGTCGGACAGACCTCGGCGCCACCACACGTACTCGGTGGACCCGACGCTCGGAGCCTTGTTGCCGTTGACAACCCAGCCCCACTCGGTGCGCTCATTCACGACATATCTCCCGTTACCGGATCCACCACACTGTCGGGAAGGTACACATCAGCGAACCGCATGCGGGGCGGGATCTCATGTGGGTAGAAGATCTGCAGACCGCACTCCGTCGCCACCGCCCATTCCAACCGGGCACCGCGACTCTTCTCCCAGCCATGCAACATGATCAGGGCGTCGCACCGCAGCAGCCACGCCAGGTCACCCCGCAGCCAGCATGCCGAGCTATGGCCGCCCCCGATGTCGTAGCCAGCCGGGCAGGGCACCGACGCGTCATGGCTCCAAGCCGGGATGTCCAGCGGCACGACGGGTGTATGACCCTGTCGGCGAACCACCTCGGCGATCCGTCGGAAGGCTGGCTCATTCCTGGCATCATGCCCGGTAATCGGACTACTGACGTAGATCATCATTCCTTGGCTCCCATTCTCCGCACCCGACCCGACCCCTGACATTCCCCGCAGCCACGCTGCCAATGCAGCGGCCCGGACCGCGCGCCCATACCCTGACACGACGAACAACGCTTGTCCGGCCATACCACCAGGCTGACGCGCCACAACAAGACCAGGGCGCCTGCCCCGACCAGCAGGGGCAGGCTGAACCCTACGAGGACCACGACCAACACCACAGCGAGCCCAAGAATGATCTGGATCATGTCGGAGCCCCCTGGCGCTGCGGATCGGCGGGCAGGGGGATGCCCCATTCCTGGCCGATGGCTTCACAGATATCCGTCATGCATTGTTCGTAGCCTTCGCGCCACGTCAACTCATCGCGATCCTTAGTCGGCTCCCAATCCAAGTCAATCAGGGCGAGGACCGCCGCGTATCCATTGGTCATCGCGCCAGACGTGAACGCCAGAGCCTCGCGCAGAATCCGCACGCATTCCCCCAAGTGTTCGGTGGCCATCACACCCACCCCGGGCAGTAATAGAGCGCGCGACCCGCCAAGCTAGGGCCGGGCCCACCGCGCGATGACGGCCAGTCGTGCGCGTGATGCCGCTCGGGCTTTGGACAGCGCCGCTCCATCAGCTGGGCGTCCTCGTCAACCTCAATTGCTCCACGACACCAGTAGTGCTCCTGTTTGGACGGATCTGACAGAATGCTCGCCTGCCATTCATGAGCGGGGTGCGGTTCCCCGTACAACGTACAGGGGCGCTCCTCGAGGGGATTGTCAGCAGGGGACTCCCGGCGGAGCAGTCGGTCGATTTCACTAGCGATCAACGCGCCCGCCATGACGAGCGACTGAAGACGCGACGGGGGACGTTGCGGGTACTGCAGAGGCGATATCACGCTGTTAGACGGCCACACCGTCCGAAAGTGGTATTCACGACGATGGGTAAACTCCATCGCGTAGACGTCGGTCGGCGCGACATACCACGTTGCCGCCCAGGCCAGCTCGTCGTGCATCAGTGTATCGTCGTGGTGTGGCGTCGTTGTTTGGCGGGCCAGCTCCGCCGCAATGCGCTCAACGCCGGACATTTTCTTAGTCATGATCATCCCCTGACATCGGGAGGGGAGACAGAGTGAGGCCCCGACCGCGTCCGGGCGACTCATTCTCGGTGATGATCGCCAGCGCCCGCCGGAGGGCCGACGGTACGTCTTTGTCATGTGCCTGAACCAACCCGGCGAGCGCAGCCGCCAACGTGGGCCAGACCATCGCCAGGGTGCGGGTCTTATCGCGGTGCAGGGTGGGCCCCCGATGGTCCGGTGAAGTGAGAATCGTCACAACCGCATCGGCCGCCTGCGAACGCATCATGGCCTCATGGACATTCTCGGTCATATAGACCCTCACCGTCGGAGCGCGCCCTTTGCGGTCGCGATGCTGATGTTCGCCGTGGTTCGCGCGGAGAACACAGCGCGTGATATAAGGCCATTCCCCAGGATTCCATGTGGCGCTACAAACCTCATCGTTCGTGATCTGTGCCATGCCGTCTCCTTTGCCGATGGTGCGTACGGTACGGGGTAGGCCACGAGCCCACCTAGTCTCAAGAGAATAGTGGAAGGAATTGGCTATTGCTCACCGGCGTCGAAGGGGATCAAGAGCCCGTTGTACGCCGGACCTGCCTGGAGGACGTCGGTGATAATGCGATAGGCGAGGTCTACGGTGCGCAGACCGTCGGGCGACACGCCACGCATGCGATGCAACTGCCCCGACATCGAGGATCTCGTTGCCGTCGTCATCGGCGTGCCAGCCAACAGACCCGGCTCGTACCCCCACACATAGGTTGACCCGCCTAATTCCCGCGCCGCGCATCGTAGACCCATGCTCAGCGCCGCCTTGCTCGTGCAATAGGCGAGTGATCCTCGGCGCGCGATCCGGGCACTATTGCTACTGATCGCGACGAACCGACGAATCAAACCGCTCCCATGCGGCATCCCTGCGAAATGGCGCAAGAGCTCCATCACACCGATCACATTGATTCGGAAAGCGTCCGCCATCTTGAGGCCCAGATAGTTCTCCCCTAAAGCGACGGGCTCGTTCACGCCGGCCGTACAGATGATGATGTCCGGATCGGCATCCCGCAGGACTTCTTTGATCTGCCCGGAATGCGTGACGTCCAGAGCGAAGTCTTCGTAAACCTCGCCGCTCACGTCGGGGTCAGGCGTGATGCCAGCGGTGACGATGGAATCAAATTCCTCGTTGAGCTCTGCCGCCACCATTTCAAGCGTGTGACCAAGAGAACCGTGCGCGGCCCCGACGATCAACAGTCGGGGGCATTGTCTGGTCGTCATGCCGATGCTCCATCCCGAAGATTCAAGCGGGGCTTCAGGAACCATTGTGGCCGGTCCGCCGGATCGCACGTGGACTGCCAATACGAGAACTTCCCGTAGGTGCTGTCGCAGCGCTGGGCAAGCTCCCAGCCGGACCGGCGCAACGCCGTGCACGCATCCCCGTACTCCTCCTCAGAGGCGCATTTGAACGACGCGTGCATCTTGACCACAGAACCCGTTCCGCTATGCGGGTTCCGGAGCTGCACCGACGTGTGGAGGGGGCTCCCGCCATTCTGGACCAGCGCCTCGAGGCGCACGCCAGGCAGGGGAAGAGTCAAGAACCAATACTCCACCGTGTATTCACTCTCGATGGGTTCGGTGCGCACCACGTCCTTGGCGTAATTGAAGAGAGTCACGCCAGGCTGCGGCAGGGCGTTGTTGACGAACGCGAAGAGAGTTTGATAATCGTGGAACATCAGCGCCATCTCGTCAATGGCCCGGTCGCCCAGCAGGGCGCGGACCACCCCCGTCATATCTTGATGATCCCCCGTCAACTCCCGGATGATGTCTGGCGCGGTCTGGAGACGATGGCCAGACACGTAGAAGGTCGTCATATGATTGTCTCCGTATTGATAGTCCACAGCTCCTGCGCATACAGGGCTCGTCGATACTCTTTCCTCTTGAATCCCCGCACCAGCAACAAATCCCGCGTCGGATTCATCTCCCACAGCAGATCTTTATAGCGCTCGTAGAGGCCGCCATACCGATGCACTGTGATCGTCAATGGACCGGTTTCATCCTCACCAGTTACCACACACCAGTTCACATACTCTGGCTCGCGCACAGAGCGTTTGTCGAGCTCCTCCCCGGTGCGGGACCGATGCAGCTCGTAGAGGTCTTTCAGGTTCCTCTCACGCACGGCTACCAAAACAATGTGCTCGCCTTGCCGGGGCTCGTACGGCACGTCGTTGGTGCGACTAGTGGGGCGCCGCATCATATTCTCGTCAGCGTGCTGATTCAGCCATCCTCGGACTCCAGCCAGCTTCTTGCCGAGGAGTTGAATGCCAAACGGATCGGGGTCTTGGACAAATACCGAGACCTTCTCCATGGTCGCTGGGCCGATGCCCTTGATGTCACTGTAGTTCTGCCAGACCAACCGCGCCACCCTGCGCGCACCGCGTTCGGCGGACCGCTGAGCATCATGCGCCTGCAGAACTCCTGCGCGCCAGTCCACCATCGCCCGCGCTGTCTTCTCGCCAATGCCGGGTATCTGCACGAAGCCGGCCAGTAGCGCACCGTTGTAGACCGACCATGAGGTTTCCGACACTGTCGGTGCAGGCGGGTAAATACGAATCCCGAACGTGTCAGCTTCTTTCAAGAGATCAAAGCCCTTTGTCTTCGGATCGTACTTCTGCAATGAACTGCAATAGAACTCCAAGGGATGGTGGACTTTCAACCACATGGTCCAATACGCGATGGTGCCGTAGCTCACACAATGTGCCGCATTGAACGCATAGGCACCGGCGGTCACGAGCTGCTTCCAGATACGGATCGCCGAGTGATCCTTGACCCCATTGGAGGCACACCCATCCAGGAATAACTGTTGCATGCGGTTGAAGGCTTGCTCGCCTTGCTTTTTCGAAATGAGCTTCCGAATCGCCGCTGCTTGCTCCCACGTGAACCCCCCAAGGCGCCGGACGACCTGCAGGATCTGTTCTTGATATACAATCTGATAATTCGTATGGCGAGTAATGTCGTCAACGACCGGATGAAAGTGTTCGGCAGGCTTCCGACCATGCTTCACTTGAATGTATTCCGCTGCCGCCCCCGAGTGCAACGGGCCGGGACGCGCCAGCGCGTTGATATCGCAGAGCTCCATGAACGTGGTGGGCTGCACCTCACGATTGACGGAGCGCATGGCCCGACCGTCAAATTGAAATACGCCAATGACCTTATTCGCGCGGAAGGCTTCGAAGACTTCTTCATCGTCAGTGGGCAAGTCGTACAAGTCTTGCAGGTCCATCCCGATCATGTCAAGGCATCGGCGAATAGCGCCCATCGTGGTCAGCCCCAGGGCGTCAATTTTCAGTGCATTGATATAGTCCGCATCGTATTTGTCAATGCTGAGGACACTAGCCGTCTCACCGGTCTTGCTATCCGTGCGAGTATAGACAGCCACGCCCTCTGTGAGCGGCTCATTGGCCACCACCAGCCCAGCCGCATGCACGCTCATGCCCTTGATATTTCCCTCGAGCCGCATCGCTTGCTTCAGCCGGGGGTGCCGCTCCAAGATGGCAGCGACCTTCGGGAACATCGCCGCGCTGTCTTCAATGGTGGCATTCCCCCGCAGATCCCCCGAGCTGCGCTCGATGAGCATTTCCTTGACGGTAGTCACATCACCAATGGGAATCTGAAAAACTCGAGCAATGTCGTCAAGGCTGTTCTTGCCTTTGTACTGCACGAAGGTCCCGAGGTTACCGACGCGCTCCGCACCGTACTGATCGACCAGATATTGCCGAATCCGCCAGCGCTGCTCATCATCGAAGTCTAGATCAACATCGGGTAGGTCATGCCGATTGGGATCAATAAATCGCTCAATGAGCAGGGTCGGATACTGCATCGGGTTGATCTCAGTAATACGCAGCAGATAACACACCAGGCTGGCTGCGGCAGAGCCTCGGGCGGGGCCCACCGGAATGTTTTGATCCTTCGCCCAGCGCACCAGATCGCTGATCACGAGGAAGTAATCCGTGAACCCTTTCGCCTTGATGAGGTCAAGCTCGTACTGCACCCGTTCGGTATACCGTCGGCGTTCCTTGCCGACGAGGCTCCCAAATCCACGATAGTTCCAGCCGTCTCGCGTCCATTGCACCAACAGATCGTTGGACGGTAGCGCCCCCGGGAAGGTGAGCTCCTTGAATTTGGGAATGGTCACACACCAGCGCTCGGCAATGTCGAGTGTTGATTCCATTGCCTGTCTTGCTTGACTGCGCGTCAGTCCGGTCGCACACAGGTCGTGCAGGATGTCGTGTGGAGCACGCGGGGCTAGCACCACGTCGTATTCCCACGACTGGCTCTGTGCTTCGACCGTGTTGTGCCGACCCCCACGGTCAATGGCGTGGAGGATGGGATACATGTCTTGATCGGCGGGTGAAGGATAATGACAATCCAACGTCGCGACGAGCGGGATGGCGAGACGTCGGCCGAGCTCCGCCAAGACGGCATTGTGCGCCTTCTGGCGCGACAAGGTCGGGTGTGGCATGACTTCCAAGTAGTACCGGTCCCCGAAGATGCGCCGGAACCACCGTGCCACCCGGACCCCCGCGTCTATATCGGCGACCGTGCGTTCCGGCGCGCCCTTCCCGCCCCACAGCGTGGTCGCCAGCAGCCCGCCCAGGCAGCCGCTCAGGACGACCAGCCCCTCCGCATACTCCTGCAACATCGCGGACGTGGTCGTGGGCTTGTATCTGAAGTTGCGCCAGCTCGCACTGACCAATCGCAACAGATTGCGATATCCTTCGGGGTCTTCAGCGATCACGGTCAAATGGTTTTTAAGCTGGCCGCGTTCATCATTCGTTGCACAATAGAGCTCGACCCCATACCCTGCGCGGAGACCGGCAGCTAACGCAGCCTTTTCGAGCTTCACATGGCTGCTGACATTGCCGTGCTCCGTGAGAGCCAGTCCGACATACCCGAGCTCTGCCACGGCGGTCACGTGTTCCTCAGGCGTCCGAAACCCATCGCCGTACGAGAGCGTGGTGTGATGGTGCAAGCTCGCGAACTTCACATGGTCTCCTGTGCGGCGTGTGGCCGGACCAGCGGCGAGATCTCCTGCGAAGGGGGTTGCAGGGATCGCCTCAACGACTCCGCCTCGTCAAGGTGGGCATCGCCGCTGGTCCGGGTCTGTGGGGTGTCAGGCTTGCGGTTGGTCTTTGACGCGCCGACGGGGTGCGGGAGACGGCTTCAGATTCTCGGACTCCCCCTCGATTTCCGCGAAGAACTCTTCCGGCGTGGCAGGAATGTAGTTCGTGTCAACAGGCTCACCGTTGTGGTAACGCACGGTGATGGTGGGCCTGCTGGTGTTCTTCGGCTCGACTGCATCTGGCGCTGTCACCCACGGTGGCGCATCGGGATTGAGGACAATTGCCGGTTCGTGGCCCCACTCCCGACGCTCGTCGTGATTGATGATGAAGAAAGCCAGGGTGTTGATCATATCCAGGGCTGTCTGTCGCGCTCCCTCTTCCGCGACAGCGAAGCCGATCGGTCCACCATGCCACAGCACCGTCTTCAAACGACGGGCTTTCTCCAGAATCCGACTGAGATTGCCGCGCCATCCCTGTTCGCGCCAGGCATCACCATAGTCGGTGTTCTTCTGCTCGAAGAGACTCAGCGCCTCGTCGAAGATCTGCCGCATTGCATACTTGCTCTGGCTAGGGTCGGACATTGTTCTCCTTACGCCACGTCGTGATCAAACCGTGAAACATCAGGCTGGCTGCCGAGAGTGAGGGCACTGACGGCAGATCGGTATGCCGATTGTATGTCCTTTCTATCAGGGTGCCGTTGAGATTGTTAGCGTTCGCGCTATCCACCATCTCGGGAAGATCATCCAGGATCCCCAGCACGCGCGTGCAGCCCACCATTAAGGCGAGATCACGATACTTGCGCTCGCCGAACAACACGCCGTCATAGCCGAGACGATGGTGGCGCAACCAGAACCGCGTGTCGGGGTCAATGTTGTCGAGTCTCAGATAGGGGCGCGTCGTGCACAACCACACTTCGGCGCCCTCCCGCCGGAGGCCATTCACAAGATCTTTGGCCCCGGGGATCAGAGGCATGGAACGCTTCAAACCACCTTGTCGATAGGCCAATTTGACCTCACGATAGGTCCGTTTGCTGACACCGAGCATCCGCCAGAACGGTTCGGTGCCGTCCCAGTGCCAACGCACTTGGCGTTGGAGATAGCCCTCAGCGAAAGTCAAGAAATGACGATGAAAGTCGCCCAGTGTTCCATCAAGATCAAGACCAATCACCGGCCGAGGCACAACCATCATGTCGCGTGACGAACGAACGCCCCGAGGGGCCAGAGTGCGATACACCGGTCTCACCTTCTGTCGATATCGCAAAGGACGCAGCGACGCCACCTGCGTCCGCATCTGGGCCGCCAACACGGTATTGCCGGACCGCTCCGCCTGCCGAACATTGTGCTGTACCAGCGAGCGCAGCCAACGATTGTCTGTCATGAGCGCGCTTTTTCCGTGAGCACCCGCACATAGTTGAATGCATCGGCATAAGCGTGATGGCTCAAGATACCCTTCTGCCACCGACCATAACGACCGACACGCTTGATCCTCTCCCCCCAACAATCACAGGTACTCATCAACGGCTTCTCGAACTTCACCACCCCGGTGATCGGCGGCTTCGGGAGAGACCCTGGCCACTCAATGGTGGTACGACCGAAGACATTACTCAGTCGATAGTAGCTGACGTCCTTGGTTCCGTCGCAGTGCACAGTAAACGGGGCACTGGTGAAGGGCACCCGTTGCCCGCGCTCCGGCGCGTCCCCAATCGCCCAGCAGCGCACACTAGTGAAGGAATGAATGCCGCGCTGCTGGCACAACAATTCGGCAGGCACGCTACTGATGACGGCATCCGGCGCGTAGTAGGCCAATGCCTCCGTGATCGACGCAGGGTGAAGATACGTCTCCACGATCAGATCTTCATATAGAGCCCAGAGCTGATCGTACGCTGCCCGCAGGTCCCAGGCGGGGCGGAGTCCTTCATACAAGGTCGGAGAGACGGCGACCGGGAGGGGTTGGGAACCGTAGATCTTTTGTGCATAGTCGTCAATGGAGCCGTGCAACTCGTAGCTCACCATCTGTTGCCGGCCATGGTCAATGCCGTCAATGGGTTCGTGCAAGTACTGGCAGCCGTGTAATTGGCTCTTGCGACGGAAGCTCGCGATGACAATCTCAACGCCGGGGAAATGCGCGGCGGCATGCGTCGCCAGGAGACCAGCCGGACCACATCCCAACACCAATATCCTCATGACTGCAGGAGCTCCTTTGCTTTGTCTGCCGAGACGATCACAGCCACGCCGATGGCCTCCTGATCACGCGCCGAAAGCTGCGCAATGAGGGCGGCTCGGGTTTCTTTCCACACCTCGTCGAGGAGGATAATGGCTTCGGGGATACCGGTAATCTGCAATCCGCCCCAATCAATGGAGTGCGAGAAGTTCTTGTTGTCGTAGTCAATGTCAATCGTAGCCTTCACGACGTCATCCCTTTCATACGACGGTCTGTCGAGGTGGTCCGCAAGACGAGCTCACCGCGCGTTAGCGCCTGGCGATGCAACGCACTGATGTCAATTGTGAACTCGAAACGACCGGGCACATTTTGCGGCCAGAGTAACGGCATATCGAGTGGCACGTCTGGCCAATGCCGGGCATAGGTGTCTGGCCGATGACGAATCAAATGGCTTTGATGGCTCATGTGCACCAGACGATAGCCAAACCACCGGGGCATCAGCGGCGGTAACCGCCACCCCGCCTTCTGGGCCCGCAGCCATGAGCGCCGCGTGACGGCCAACGTCCGCCGTTGCCATTGTGGCGCACGCAGATCAAATTCTTGGCAGGCTTGAATCGTATGCCACAGGACGGCACTCTCGTAGCCGCGCCACATCTTGTGAACCAATAATTTGCTCTCGTCTGTGTTCGGTTCGGCCAGTATTTGCAGAATAATCTCGCATTGTCTAATCTGATCAATCAGATCATCGTTGCAGAGAATCCGCAGGCTGTCGGTGACGTTTGCATAGGGAAGTATCACGAGCATTGGAAACGTCATCGTGATCTCTCCATCCCTTTGATCAGCTCAATCAACGTCGGTTCTGCCCGGATATACCCTCGACTCAACCGGCGAATCATACGCTGCTGCTGCAAGACCCGCACCGCTTCTTGCGCCTCCAATTGTGTCATACCCCCGAATTCTTGGAAGTCTCGCATCTTAAATGGACCCGCCATACAGCTCTTGAGCGTCTCGAAAATATCATCGTTAGCCACCAGATACTTCTGCACAGACCGTGCATTGGTGGCGGCTTCTGCCCGCTCATACAACACGTTGGCGCTGTGCTCGGCATAGCCAAAGCTATCCATCTCGTAAAAGCCGCGTAACAGGCGTTCGGCCGCCTGAACATGTTCTCGGCCAACGATGAGGAGCTCGCCACTGTCATCGCAACTGAAGAGCCGACCAGCCACCGCGACCGCCATCCGAGCTAACTTCACACGAACGTTCTCCACTTGAATGAGTGGTGGTTCTGGAATGTACCGAGCGCCCAGGGCTTGCGCCACATCGAGAACGTAATTTTCAACACCGGGTTCCCACACGATTTGATCTGCGGTACGGGACCATACCCAGTTCACCAATTGGCTACACAGGCGTTGGGTGTAGCGATGCGTGACGTGGGGTGGCTTCCGCGTATTGATTTCTTCAGCCTTGACGTCACTACTGGCCACCGCCATCGCAAAGTCAAACCGCGCCAAGTCTTCGGGATTGTGCGCCAATGCGCGCAACGCATCCATGGCACCATTGGCATAGCTTTCGACGGTACTCCCGTCCACCGGATTAGCGATCCAAATGAGTCGGGTGCGGGCTTGCGTGTCCCGGCTCTGAATCTTATTGATCTGGGCGACCCCCGAGGAGCGCACCGAGCTCATTTGTTCAATGATGCCCTTGTCCGCGAGCGCACCGGCTTCATCAAGGATCACAAGCCGACGATCATTGAGTGGAATGGTGCCCCAGCTCACCATCCACATGTCACTGATCTTCTGCACACCGCCGACGAGCCCGGCGAAGGTGGCGCCCTCACAGGTGGTCAAAACGCCAGCGCGGTAGTGATGGCAAAGACGCTTGGCGGCTTCACTCTTGCCGGTTCGGGTGTCCCCGATCACCAAAAGCTCTAACCAACCCTTGCCGAGGTCAACACCCTTGAAGGTGAAATTGAGCGCACTGTGCCAGACCAGGTCATAGGCCATATGCAACGCGGGACGCCCATAGATCTTGGTCACGTTGGCTTCAATGTCACGAACGATCTCACGCATCTTGGCAATGGGGGTCTGCTCCGCCGTGGGCCAGAAAGCGCTGAGCTCCGCCACAATCTCCGGGGTCACCGTGAACTTATCGATATCGGAGCTGGCAAGTTCACTGAGCCAGGTCATGAGCGCCGCACGACCATCCGCAGGGCTCGTCGTATTCACTCCGACAAAGGTGGCTTTGGCGTTCACAGGACTAGCGAACGAACCGACGTTATAGATCTTACGATCAATTTTGTTGACGGTACCCACCTGCTCGTCCGCCGGGGGCAAGACAATCAGTTCCTCGACGCTATACACACCGACTTCTTCTTTCTCCACGTCCGGGCAGGTGGGCGGTAGCCCTGCATATTTCAAGAGCGACTTGCGACGACCCTCATCATTCTTCCCAATGAGCTCGAGGGCAATGGGATCGTTGGGTGGGATGTCAAGCTCGAGATGATTGCGGCCACTGATCGGACACTTAGAACACCGCGTCCCACCGCCTTCATTGCAGGCGAACTCCAACCGCCGAGGCATATGATGTGGCGGGATCGTTTTACCGGCAATCTGTGCCGTGAAGGTAATCGGTCTGTCAAAGTAGGCGGGGTTCATCGTATTCTCAAGGTCAACAGATGTGGGTGTCGAGGAGCGTTGGGATTGCAAGGACGCCGAGCGGTACGCCTGTTCCGTGGCCTCCTTCATCAGCACATAGAACTCGGCGGCGCTCCGATCATGATTCACAAAATAATCCGTGAGGTCTGCGCCTTTCTCCGTCAACGGCAACGTAATGACGTGCACCTCACGAGCAAACTGTTTTAACGCACTGGCGACCTTGCGGGCTCCCCGACGGCCAGCATCGTCACAGTCATAACATACGAACACTTTCTTGTCTTGAAATGTATCATTCCATCGGTTGTCCCAGGACAGCGCACCACCGGTATGCGCCATCGTCGGGAGGCCGTATTGCTGACCGATCACCGCGTCCATCTCACCCTCCACGATGATGACGGTTTCGCTTTCGTCAACAACCCAGGGGAGAAAGAGACGGCGAGAGCCCGATCCCCGGGACCAACTCCGCATTTTGTTCTTCGCGTCTTTAGCGTGCGGGTCATAGCGCCGAACATTGACGAGATATCCATCCTCGTCATACACTGGGATGGTATAACGACGCCCATCCCAACCCAGCTTGAATGTCTCAATGGTCTTCCGCGTGAGCCCCCGTTCATCACGCATCACAGCTAAGCGTTGCGCGTTACTGAGGAGGCGCTGCACGAAGTCATCAATGCGTGCTTCGGTGGGGAGTTGCGCGGTGGCTGCAGGAGACGTCGGGGGCGGAGCCACGGTCTTCGTCGGCCGATGACCGTTGGTGCTGTGGGCATGCGCTAAGTCCCCGTCTTGCTTCAGCATGTTCATGAGGGTCGTCACGCTCATCCCACCGCATTGTGAGAAACATGTGAAGACGCCTTCTTTGAAGTTGAAACTTCCGCTCGGGGATTTGCTTTCGCCGGGCTCCTCGCACAGCGGACAGAAGGCGCGCGCCTCGCCATCACCGTCTGCGGGCACGCGGCCGACCAGCCACGGTGCCAGCAGATCTTGGGTTGCTTGCGAGGTCGCCCTACCCATTCGAACCCTCTCGCAGATACCGATGCGCGACGTCAATCATGGTCTCGTTGTCTCCCAGCATGGCGTGCTGGTGGCTCACCGCCTTCCCCTGGCTCGTGCGCAAGAAGTGCAAGTCGTCATGCTGGGAAACGCGCTCTGCCAGTGTGCCCTGCCCGTAAGCGCCGTCATGATGGCGATGCAGGTGCTGAGCCAATGCCGTACGGGCTTCGGCATATCCCGGCAGCGGTGCGCGCCGACGCCGGGACGTCATCGTTCGCCGCACACGAGCTCGGTCAGCTCGCGAAGATCATCAGTGAGAACGTGCGTCCGGGGCGGAATGCTCATCCGGCAAATGGAGAGCTCGTCGGGTGTGATGCCGAACACACTGCGCATGCCCTCTGCCCAGATCATATCCACCACCTGACGTTTGCGCCGCCCACTGAGCCGACACATGAGATCTAGGAACGTTCCCACGTGAATCGGCATGCGCAATAAGACGCGTCTCGAGACTGGCTTGGGCGTGGCAGTCGTCGCCATACCTAGTATCCCCTCTAATGATGGAACTAGATGAAGATGAAGATGAAGATCTCTCATTCAATTGGCTGTTGAGCAATTGCAATTATCGATGTTTGAGGCGGCTGTGTGCGTGTAGCCGCACTGTGCCACGCGGCCCGGTACAGAGCAACTATGACGGTCTCACTACCTCGCAACGCAACGCAACGTGAGGATGCGAAGCGCGCCCGCATAATCCCCGGCTGCATTTTTTTTCGCTAAAACCTCCCGCGCGTGAGGGGGAGTGACCAAAAATTACTTAGCCCCTAGCATTTTTTTTGGCTCAGGTCCGTCAGTTGCGTTGCGTTGCCGTACGCTAATCCCCATGGGTTACAGATTTAACACTCAGAAATTAGATGCCATTCGTCTCGAGAGAGGCTGGACCAAAACCGAGCTCGGACGCCGCGCTGGATGTAGCCGGCAACACATGGCCATGATTCTGGCCGGCGAGCGGTATCTCTCCGCCGACGCGTTGCGAAGGCTTGAGGAGAATTCAGGCATTACCGCTGAGGCCATTGACGCGGATCTGACGAATTTTATCTCGAGCGGCCCGCAGGCAGCACCGCGCGTACCGCCGGAGAAGCAGAACCACCGTCCCGCCTGCCCGTGCGCCCTCTGCAGCTCCTAGCCTCGGGATCTGGGTAGCGCACGGGCCCGTCTAGGGCACCGACACCAACGGGCGGCCACCGTTGCCAGTGACCGCCCGTTGAATACCCGTCCGCTAGAAGGGTGGCTCGTCGTCAGCCGTCGGTGTGCTGGCGCGCTTGCGCCCCGACGCGGCGGACTTGGTGGCCGTCGCCGCGCGCGCCTTGGACCGCTTCGGCGGCTCGGGCTCGGGCTCTTCTTCCTCGTCCTCGCCGTCCTGTTCGGCCTCCACCTTGTCCAGGATCTGTTCGATGATGTCCTCCGCCGCGACACCCCGCAACTGTGCCGTGGTGAAGCCGAATTCCTCGCGAGCCCGCTTCTTGAGCTGAACGGGTGTCAAACCCTCCAGCTCTTCGCCGAGCTCGTCGAGGTCGTATGGCTCCTCCTCCTGGTCGTCCTCCTCCTCGTCCTCTTCGTCCTCCTCGGGATCGGCTGCCGACGCGGGGGCGGGCTTGCGACTGGCGCGCCGACTGGTCCGTGTCGTTGGTGGCGCCTCCTCGACCTCCTCGTCAGCCTCATCCTCGTCATCGTCGTCGGAACCTGTTCCGCGCGGTGCGTCCCGATTCTTCAAGACGGTGGCCAGCTTGGCGCGCCATTCCGGTTCGCCATCCTCGGGGATGTAGCGCTCTCGGACCACACGACCCAGCACCGTCACCTTGCCGTACTTGCGGACCAGCTCTTCGAGCGTGGTCTTGATGGTGCCGTTGGGGCGAATGGCACCCAGTGCGACAAGGATCTGCTGCTCGATGAATGCAGCACCCTCATCGTTGGTGTACTTGTGCCCTCGCCATCCCTCGTAACTGTCGCCGTTCTTCCCGATGGCTTCGGCGGTACACTGAAAGGTCCAATGCGTACTCGCATTGCCCTCCGCGCTCTCGTGCGGCTCGACGCCTACCAGCCGCATCGGATAGAGACCCTTCATGGGCTCCTCGCCGGTATAACCCTCACCCGGCTCGCGCCACTCGGTTTCCTTGTAGTTGCGGACAAACGACGTCCCACGTGATGGTCGTGCCATTGAGCATCCTTTCTAACCCGCACGCCGACGACGTCGGGGCGGAGGGGTGGTGGCCCCAGCAAGGGCTGAGTTGGCTGCCGTCACCAGGGCTGGCATCGTGGGGTCATCAACCCACGAGCCCCAGCCATACCGATTCTTGGCGATCATGCCGCGTCGTTTGCTGACGTACAACCGACGGTATTCAATGGTCTGCTCGTCAACCCGCTTCTTACGAGCGTCGAGATAGCCGACCAAGCTGACCTTGCCGCAGATCTTGCGGCTGAGCACGCCATTCTTGAGACTTCCCAAGAGCGGCATACACTCGATAAAGTCCTCCTCCTTCTCCTCGTCGTACTGGTCCAGGGGCAACACGTGCGCGGTATACAGCACGTTGATCGGCAACCGATTCCACTTGTCCACGGTCGCCTTGACACGATTCCAGACGGGGGCGTAGTCGTCGAGGCTCGGTTTGTAGATGCTGCGGGTGGAGGGCTTCTTCTCATGCATGTAAGCGAGGTAGTCCCGCCAACACACGTCCTCGCCCTCGCTGATCGTGTCGACGGTGACCCACTCAAAGTCCTCACAGCCCGTCCCCAACGCGAAATATTCGTAGGCCTCCTCGTTGAAGGTTTTCCAATCGGTCATGACCCATTCTTGGGCGGTGCTCCCGTGCGCTTTGGCGCTCTCGGTGCCTTCAGCATCAAAGGTGAGAAACAGATTGCGCTCGGCGGTGCCTGCCAGCACCGTCTTGCCGGCTCCGGAGTCTCCATAAATCAACCAGTTCTTGAAGTGCTGGCGTTCACTCAAACTGGTGATCGCGGTGGGTCGGGGTGGGACGGCTGGCGTGCGGGTGCGGGTGCGAGACCGAGTCACCATGTCTTCATATCCTCGCCCCGGCTGTCCAGGGTGCCAAGGGCGAGCTCGCGCCAGATCGCTGACGCGGTTGCGTAGGCGTCGCCGAGCTTGTGCATCTCGCTGGCCTGTTCCGCTAGATTCTTGGCGCGCACCGCTGCCTGTTCCCTGATCTTGGTGATTTCCCCTTCAGCCTCCCGCACTGACGGGGGTGTCGCCACTCCGTCGTAGCCCTCCGTGTCTGCGGGGGTCGTGGGCGAATGCAGCGCGTCCCGAAGTTCGCCGGCAAACCGATCGAGACTCGCGAAGAGTTGCCGTGCCAATTCGTTGGTATCCATACCTCTCCTTACAGTTCAATGCCACCCCGAGCATGCATGGCTTCACGGTGGTCGGCATACGGGTCCCGCACAACGTAGAGCTCGTCACGAATGAGCTCCCAATCATCGCCAGCCTCATGGGCGCTGCACATATCGAAGAGAATGCAGCGTGGACATTCGTGTGTGACGTTCTTGTAGACGGGTGTGGTGCCGTCCCGCATATCCTGCATATGAATCGCAATGTCCTGAACGCGACGGGCTTGCATCACCTTCTGCGCTGGACCACGGAAGCTCTCATACCGTAGGAAGCGCGGGGCCGGTTGCTTGAGACTCACGCTGCCGTCTTGGTTGAGACTCTCTCCGGCTGCGTTCACTGGGCGGGGGTCGGGAAGCGCCTTCTTGAGATAGTTGAAGACGATGCCATCAATCACGTCCCGAGCGGTGAAAACACCCAGATGGAGCAACACTTCTTTGGCCACCCAGAGATACGAGCCTGCCTGGTCATTCATCTCAAGTGTCTCGGCTTTGGGCAGCGTCTTGGGACCTTTGTGATCCCACAACCAATAGCGCTTCGTTCGACGGTGCCGCATCAGGGCATCCCACGTCCCGGCATAGATGACGAGGGCGCCAGTGTGGTTCGGCGTCGGCACCGTGATCTGGAAAGGTTGTTCTGTGTGAATGACCTCCCAGTCCTTGTCCGGGCCGTAGTACTGCGCGTACTCCTGCAGCATGATCGGGCCGAGCTCGTGCGCCGGAACCAGCTTGATAGATTTGTTGTCCTCCTGCGCTTTCCGCTCTGCGCGTTCGTATTCTTCCTCGAAGATATCCACGCCAATCTTGCGGATCTCCCCATCGAGGTACTCGAGAAAGGCGTCGCAGGCGTCACCGATATTACCGCGCCTGACGCCGGGCGGGTAATACACCTGCAATCCCCGATGCAAGGCGCTGCCAAACACGCCCCAGGTCGGCAGACGCACCGGGCTGATGCCTAAGACCCAGTGGTGGTACCACAACCACGGACACTTGAAGTCTCCCCGCTCGCTGGTCCGCAGCAGCGGGATCTCATCAGCCATTGAACTTCATGCTTCGAACGTCGAGGATCATCAACTCCGACGCCTTGACTGGGTCTTCACCGTCCGTCTTGGCTTGCTCGTTGAGCTCTTTGACGAGCTTGCTCACGGCACGCGGGACGGTCGTGGCCTTACCGCTCCAATGGCCGGTCGCCTGTCGGTTGCCCTCCTCTTTCCACGACCAGCTAATGCGATAGATGTGCGTCTGGTTCGCCATGGTCTTTCTCCTTGTGCCGAGTGTTATTCACATGAGACAGTCAGGGCAACCTCCGGAGTCGAACGCAGGAAGCACTCCGGAGATCACCCTCACCAACCGTGTGTTGGTTTGCCTAGAACGGCTCCTCCTCGGTCGCCGCGCTCGGGGCACTCCGCGCCCGACGGCTGGGTCGGGTGGCCGGGGCCGGGGTCTCGGCGGCGTCCTTGGCGGCCCCGC